GACAATACGATGAACCAATAATTAGTGTTATTATTCCAGTAGGCCCTGGACATGGCGATATCTTGGTTGATGCTTTAGACAGCTTGGAAGCACAAACGTTCAGGAAGTGGGAAGCGATTGTTGTTTTTGACAGTCCGGAGAAAGTTGAATTTTATAAAGAGGCTTACCCTTATCTCAAAACAATTATAAACGATTCAGGTAAACCAAAGGGTGCTGGGTGGGCAAGAAATAAAGGCGTTGAACTTGCCAAGTCCGGACTTATTATTTTCCTTGACGCTGATGATTGGTTGCGTCCTGAAGCACTTGACAGACTTTTGTTTGAATGGACAGAAACAGGTGGCATTATTTACTCTGATTATGTAGCTAAAGGGAAAATGACTGCACAAGATGCTAAGAATTTCAAAAAGCGGCTTTTACATTTTGATAAAAAGAAAGAGGAAGGTACTGTCAAGTTTAAGGGGTTGGATTACAATTGTGAAAAGGCGCAGGAACAACCAAAAGATATTGACAAGCCCTACATTTGGAATTTGATTACTTCCCTTCTACCTATTGAATATCATAAAGAAATAGGCGGATTTGACGAAAAGATGGAATCGTGGGAAGATTGGGATTACTGGTTGCGAATGGCAAAGGCCGGAAAGTGCTTTTATCGCGTTGCGGAAGAGTTAGTGCTTTACCGTTTTTATACAGGAACCCGGAGATCAAGGGGCAGGGAAATTGGAAAAGATTTAACGAAATATCTAAAGAAGAAATACAAAGGAATTGAAAACATGGGCTGCGATTGTACGAAACTGGCAAAAAAGATGGCTAATAGTCGATTGAAAATTTCAGAAGATGGGACAGCTACCTATAGGAGTAATGTTGATATGGAAGATGAAAACTATTTATTAATTCGTTACGATCACTCAAGTCGAGGGCAACACAGAGTATATGGTCCAAAAACTAACCAATTCTATGGATATCATGGATCGGGTGCGGAATTCTATGTTCACAAAGATGATATTGTTCTTAACCCTAAAGTTTTTGTACCCATAACAAAAACCGATCCGACACCTAAAAGAAAAATACAGGAAATAGAACCACCAAAACCTATCAAAAAACAGGAAGAGAAAACCAAAAGAGTTGGTGATATAACCAATATCCCTGGTGTAAGCAGCAGAATTGCCGCTGAAATGAACGCTATGGGAATCCACACCTGTGAGGACTTCTCCGGAGTTGACGTTGTGGATTTGATGACAATAAAAGGCGTAGGTGAGGCAACGGCAGCCAAAATCCTTGAATATGCAAAATAGGCAATCGTTGACACTACGATTGTAATGGTTGCATTTATTCTCTAACTGTGCTAAAATTGGCTTGATAAATAAATAGCAAGACTGTCCTACTGGCAGATTACGAGCAGAAGCTCGGAGTCTGTCTTTTGTATTTATGGAAACTTTATTGCTGATGCCTTTCGCTGTGTGGAGATTAACCAACTTGCTGGTTAGTGAAGAGGGACCTTCTGGCATTTTGGATTTGTTTCGCCACAAAATTGGTATCAGATACAATGAACGGGCAGTTGCGTATGGTGAGAATGTTGTAGCAGAAGCGCTTTCCTGTTTTTGGTGTGCGTCAGTTTGGACAGGGTTTCTATTCGTAATAATGTATGCCTTGTTCCCCAAAGTGACTTTTTGGGTTGAGTTGCCCCTTGCTATGAGCGCAATTGCTATATTGATTAATGGATTAATAAGTTATGGCAAGAGCTAGAACTCAAACACTTTTATCGCTTGATGGTTTTGCCAGAGAATTAGGCATTAATCCCCTGCATTTTAATGGTGGAGTTACACCAAGTCTTGATATTCCAGTTTTTGAAGGTGGTGGATGCAGCGATATCTGGCCGCAATACGCTTGGCAGGATGCAGACAGGGTAAGCAGAGAGCATTTAGCCATGAAAATACATAACGCAGAAATAGAAATCGCTAACTTGGTGGGTTTTTTCCCGGCGCCAATCTGGATTGAACAGGAAGTGCACAATTACCCCAGGCCGTATCCGAGAGAAGGTTATGGAAACGGGACAAATGTTAGAGGCTCAGTCAAGGGAATAAAGACAGATTACGGAAAATATATCTCCGGAGGTCGACGGAATTTTATTGAGGTTGGAGAAGCAACTGTTGCTGGACTAGAATTAGTATATACAGACGACGATGACGATGATTTTTACGAAACTGCTACAATAACACTTGAAATTCCAGCTGGCGTTCCAGCCAGTCCAGAAGTTTGCAATTTCAAAGTATTTTTTGATGGACAAACAGATCCTGAATGGGAAATCAGATACCCAAATACTTTTGAAATAGTAGGCGATGACATAGTATTGACTTTTGATTCTTGGTTATTTATTGATCCTGATGAGCAAGAAGGATACCCAACAGGAGATGGGTTTAGTGGAATTGATGTGTCCACAATAAACAATTTTGTTGACACTGTTGATGTTTATTATGTTTATAACGATATGGCTCAAGCGAGTGCACAGTTTATATGGGAAAGCGGATCTTCCCTTTCTTGTGATATCTGTGGGGGGCTGGGATGCGAGGCTTGCGCAATGGTTACACAAGATGGATGTGTGCAGGCAAGCATGATGGAAGATGGAATTGTTCGTCCAACGCCAGGCATATACGATGAAGATGATGCGACATGGGATATTACCAGTTTTACAGAAAACGTTGAACCCGATATGGTAAAGCTTTGGTATTATTCTGGAGAACAGTCACAAGAGTTTGTGAAAGGAAGAACCTGTGATCCTTTATCTCGTTTTTGGGCTGATCTAATCGCTGCTTTAGTGTGTTCAAGATTGAAAAGGAATTTATGTGATTGTCCAAGCATAAAAAACACGGTGGAATATTGGCAGAAAGATTTAGCGAAACTTGAAACAAATGTTAGTTATTTCCAAAATGACGACATTCAAAATTCGCCATTTGGAACAACAAGAGGAGAGGTGTATGCTTGGAAAAAAATTCAACACTTTGTTCCTAAAAAGAAGTTCGGGTTTGCCGTAATATGAAAAAAATTATATTTGAAGACGAAGAAGGATTTAAGCACAGGAAAATCATTAAAGATAATGATCCACCTAGCATGTCAAAATATGGAATTCCTGACGGGCCGCCCGATCTAAAGCAGTTAGATATGGCTCATATATTAAAAGAGATAAATAACAACTTGGTAGCTAATGAATTGTTTGCGTGGGATGATGTTCAAAGATTCTCTGGTGGAATCAATGCAGCGGTAAACATTTTCAGGCGAGCGATTGTTGATCTTTACAGAATAGAAAATAGAGATAAAAAGGAAAGGAGTTAACTATGGGTAGTCAAACCCCCCTAAAAACTGGACAGTCAAGAGTCTTTCTACTTGAAGGACGGGCTGGACCAACTACTGAACCCAGTTACGAATCTCAACTTCGTATGACTGGGGCAAGTCAAGGCTTTGGTGATGAGGAAAAAATCGAAGCCCCGGATCCGTTGAATTACGGAAAATTCATTGAAGTTGCCACAATCAAAGGTGCTGCCGAGCGTGTTTCAACTTCTCTCGAAGGAAGATACGCCAGGGATCTTTTATCAAAACTTCTGAGATTAGCCCAGCAGGGATGTGCCTACGATTTGCAGCTTCATCTTGGCGCTTGCACAGATCCTCAGAATTTTAATGAATTCTCAAAAGCCCTCATATTGGAAAAGGCTTCAAACACATCTTGGAATACAGATGATTTGGGTGCCTTGAGTTCAGATGAGAACGCAGGAGTAAACGAAAACGCCGACGTGTCAGCAAAAAACATTTACGAAGTCTTGCCCTTGACTTTGCAAAAACAAGCAAGTGCTACGATCACAAACGAGATAGTTGATGTTACTTATTGTGACAGCATCGGTTGTGGAGATTGTGAAAACGAAAGCGATGGATGCTCTAAGGCATATGCCATTACCAAGTGTGCTGGCGGATCGCCTGGTACTCCCGCAGATGTAGTATACACCGAGGACGGATTTGAAAATGTTTATGCTCACGATATTGACACTTTAGGAGTGGCAGAAGATCCTACTGGATTAGATTGTGTTGGCGATTACCTCGTTGTGGTTTCTAACGATTCCGCAAGTTTGCACTATGAGGAACTCAGTGATTTCAAAGGTGGCTTAGATCCTGTGTTTGTAGAAAGTACAACTGGATTTGTAGCTGGCGGCGAGCCCAACGACATTTTCTCTACTGGAAGAAAAGCTTTCATTGTTGGCGATTCCGGGTATGTTTACAAAACCACCGATCCTACAGCCGGTGTATCTGTAATTGATGCTGGCGAAGCAACTGTAGACGATCTTTACAGAGTTCATGCAATCTCTGAAGAGTTTGCAGTCGCGGTTGGTGAAAATGGGGCTGTTATTTATACAGAAAATGGATCAGCTTGGGGCGCGGTTACCACTCGCCCTGTTGGAGTTGGCGTAGACCTAAATACTGTTTTCGTGAAAGACGAAAGCGAATGGTGGGTTGGCTCAAGTGGTGGACAGCTTTTTTACACCCTTGACAAAGGTGAAACGTGGTCAGAAAAGACTTTCTCCGGATCTGGGTCTGGTGAAGTTCACGATATAGTCTTTGCTACTGACAGTATTGCGTATTTGTCTCATGCTACAGATACACCTTCTGGACGGATTCTCCGCAGTTACAATGGGGGATATTCCTGGAAGGTTCTTCCCGAATCCACAGGAGTAATTCCTGTAAACGACCGTGTTAATCGTTTAGCAGTGTGCTCCACCGCAGCGTTACAGAATTCTGCCAATCATATACTTGGTGGCGGGCTTGCAGATAATGGAACAGATGGCTACCTTGTTTATGGACAGCCGGCATAAAAAACCTATTTAAAGTTTAGTTAGCTCCGAACTGGAGGATAAAGAAAATGAATACAGAAAAGAAAGAAGTAGCTCAAGTGGCACTTATTGAAGAAAACGTAGAGGCCGCGGAAGCAGTTCTTGCATCGGCTAGGCAGTCTCAATTACCTGAAGACGGCATTATTAAAAAAAATGGTCTAAGTATCAGGATTGAGCCTGTTCCTATTAACTTGTTAGATGATGTTACGTCAAGAATCAAGGACCCAAAACCCCCGATGGTTTTTATCAAGGACAAAGATAGAGATGAGCCGAATCCTGATGATCCAGATTATCTTGCGGCATTGGAAGATGCTGAAAACATTAGGAACCGTGCCGCGATGGACGCTATGGTTTTGTTCGGTATTGATTTAATCGATGGTCTCCCGGAAAATGAAAACTGGATAAAAAAGCTCGAATATTTGGTGCGATTGGATAGATTGGATCTTTCTAATTACGATCTCAAGGATGAGCTTGACAAAGAATTTTTGTATAAGCGATACATTATTGCTGACGCAGAAGTTATCCGGTTGATTACAGAGGCTAGTGGGGTTTCTCCAAAGGAGATTGAATCTCTGGAAAAATCCTTTCCAGATAACTAAGCATGGTTTTCCAATAAGCCAAGCAAGTTTGAAAAACAAAATCAATCCTGGTATATCATCAGGAATGAGATTTAGGGAGCTAAGAGCGGCTAATTGGGCAGGAGCTACCCTAGATGAGCTATTTAAGTGGGAGAATAACGAATATCCTCTCAAATTTAAAGCTCTAGTTGTGGCCTTATACAACATGGCCCATTTAGTTGATGCTCATGTTGAAGATGAGAAAGCTAAGAAAATAGAAAGGTCTTAGAATGGCGAATACCGAGAAAACTGGCGTAACTTTTGTAGCAGAAGATATAAAGAAATATATCAAAGCTTTTGCCGACGCCAATAAAGCAATAAACGAAAACATCAAAAAGATGCAGGAACTTGTTGATGCCAACAAGGACGCCGAAAAAAGCCAAAAAAGCCTTGTTCAACTAATTGGCAAAATGGCTGCGGGAATGAAATCAGGCGTTAGTGCAATCTTGGGATTTGCTGGTGCCATTACAGGTTTTTTGGGAAAAGCTTTAAATGTTATATTAACTCCCATAAAACTTTTTGTAGGATCATTGCGTCGAGTATTAGAAATAGCAGGTGGATTCTTGCTCCGTGATGCTATTCAAGCACTCTCTGGTCTCCTAAACGATATGCAAAGAGAGTTAATGCAAGCTGCTGCTGATTTTGAGCAATTAGGAATCAGAATGCAGATAATGATTTCCAGGTCCGCAAGACTTTCCGGGCAAATAGAAGATGTGGCTCAGGCGTTTGTTACGGCAGAAGGGCCAGCTAACAGAATGCTTAAATGGGTACAAGACATGGCATTAATGGCTCCGATTTCCCCAGATGCTATTACAAATACCCTTACTTTTGCTCAAACAATGAATATGACACAAGAAGGGGCAATGAGCCTCACCGAATCTATTCTTCAATTCACAACCGCTATGGGGTTTAGTTCAGAGGTTACAGAGCGCATTATTGTCAACCTTTTGCAGATGGAGAAACAAGGTAAAATAACAGGTCGCGAAATGACTGACTTGGCTCGTGGCGCAATGGTTCCAGTTAATGATATATTGAAAGATATCGCAAGTAGAATGGGGATATCAACAGAAAAATGGGGAAGTTTTATAAAAGAGGTACAGGCTGGACGAATACCTGTTGAAGAATTTATAACCTCTTTCAAAATAGTTATTGGTCGTGACTTTCCAGAAGCGTTTGAAAGAATGGGGAAAACACTGAAAGGGTCTATTCAATTATTAAAGAACTTTGCAAAGGTGGTTATTGGGTGGAGAGTTTTAGGTCCTGTCGCAAAAGAGATTGGAAAAATTATAGGGGGACTGGTAGAGAAATTATCCACGCCGGAAAACATAAAGAAAGCCGCTGCTATTGGTGAGGTAATAAGAAAATCATTTTTGGCCATAAAGGAATCGGTAGCAGGCCTATTAAAAGCATTTGCTGGATTAGCAAGAGCTTTTGGCATAGCAAAAGATCCAGCGTTGGCTTTAGCACAAGCAATTATTACTGTTGCCGCTTTTATTAAAGTTGGCGTTGAACGAATAACAAAATTTATAAATACCCTTACAGGCAAGACTGAGGAAGAATTTGAAGATTCTTCTAAGTCAGCTTTGAGTTGGGGAAGAGATTTTATAATAAACTTTGCTGATGGAATGGCGAAGGCTATATCTTTTGTTTTAAGCGTAATTGCGCAAATCGGAAATATACTAAAGGTTTGGTTTAAGCCTACCTCACCTCCTAAAATCGCTCCCAATCTTGACAAATGGGGCGCACAGGCCATGACTGAATATATGAAAGGTTGGCTAAAGGCAGACTTTTCGGTATTCAACGAGATTGCGGGACTTATAGAAAGTTTTATAAGATCGCTTCCCACTGATGTTCTTCCCGAAACAGGTATTATTTCGTCTATTTTGGGCACTCGTCAATCTATAAAAAATGCAATTGAACTTGTAAAAAAGACTGGCGAAGTTACAGAAGCCATGGTTAATAAGGTTGTAAAATCTATACCTAATGCTACTAACGCATTTAGAGAATACGTCCGCGTTACTTTGAAATTAGCCGATGCTCAATCTGATCTTGACAAAGCATTAATTAAACAAAAAAAGGTACAAGGTGAGATAAATCGGATCAATGACCATTATAGCAACATTTTAGACGAGTTGAACAAGAAGCTTCAAAGAAACACACAAATATTTAACGATCAGAACGAGTTGAAGAAAATTAATGCCGCTCTTACGTCTGGACTTTTGACAGAGGAAGAGAAAGCACGACTAGAGGTCAAGAAAAAGGACATTCAGCTTAGAGAACAAATTAGAACAGTTGAGGATCAAAGAGATGCCGAACTAGAAGTGCAGAACGCAAAGATGGCAGTTATTAGTGCGGAAATGTTAGCTGCCCAAAAGCGTGTCGATATTCTAAAAGAACAAAAAGAATCGCAAGAGGCCCTAATTCGATCTCAGATTAAATACAACAATTTAATCAAAGAACAAGCTAGTTTGTTGCTGAAAGGTGCTGGTGGCGGAGACGACGACGGATTTAGTCTTCCTGTTCCCGCTATACAAGATTTGACCGATTTCATGGAAGATATAGAGCAGTTTGACTTTGAAGGGATGTTTACAGAGGCTGAAGAAAATATCAATTTACTCTTTGACGAAATTGGAGAAAAGTTTGGAGGAATGGAAGAATCGTTGAATGAAGTCAAAGAGGCTTGGAATGGCTTTTTTGGAGAGGCCGGATCAGGCGCGCAAATGGCGGCGGACATTGTGCTTATAATCGGCACAATTGCTAATCTTATTAGAGTTTTTCAAGACACACAAGATTCTGCATCAAAGTTGATAGTGACATTTCAGTTATTGCCACTGTCTATAAAAATCGAGATTGACAACATAATACATGACATTATTTCATTTAAAGATTTCATAGTTGATACCTTTACCTTTATTTATAATTTCCTTGTTGGGGAATCTATTATTCCAGACTTGATGAGCGAAATGAAATCCATTATTTCTGGTGGGTTAGACTTCATCAAGGGAAAATTTGTTGCCGTGAAAGACAATGTGGTTGGAACAGTACAAGACATGGCTGACAATATAAAATCAAGTATAACAAGCTCTTTCCAAACAGCCAAATCCAAGGCTGCTGCATTTGCCTCTGATATTAGGGGTATATGGGCTGGGCTAAAGAATAAGTTAGTTGACCATTCAATTGTTCCAGACATGATGAGAGATATAGAGGCCTCAATATCCTCCGGATTGAATAGAAGCACAGATCATATGAGAGCATGGGCTGCCACCGCGGTCAAAAACACACAAATGGCTTCGCAAGGAATAGCTGGAGCAGTCTCTATTGTTCAATCACAAGCACGTCAAGCGGTTCCACAGGCAACGATTGCTCAGCCATCCGCGGTAACAAACAACAGAACCACAAATGTTACGGTAAACGCAAATTATCAACGTCAACAGTCGCCAGCTGATATTAACATGGATGTTCAGGCGGCATTGGTAGCTTCGCAATTATGACTAATCGAAAACAGAGATTGATTGAATTTGACAGATTTATAGCAAGTGATGGAACGGAATATCCTTTAACTGACGGTATTAACCGTTTCGTTATGTCATTCTCTGGATACGGGATGCCTCCTATTGATTATATTACCCAGCGAGGACCTTATCAACAAGGGGAAACTGTACTAGATTACAGAATTCAACCAAGAACCCTGCAATTAATTTATCGAGAAGATGCTTGCTCGCGTGAAGAATATTGGAACAACCGGGCTGGATTATTAAACGCTATTAGACCTAATAGGCACATTATAAATCAGGTCTCTACAGGAGTGTTAAGAAAGATTTTGCCCGATGGATCTAAACGAGACATCAATGTTTTTATTTCAAAAGGGCCTTCTTTCGAGGCGGGAAATATAAGCCAGTGGGATGAATGGGCTTTTACAGAAACACTTAGATTTATCGCACACGATCCATTTTTTTATGATCCTGTAACAAATAATGAAGAAGTTGTCTTGTCTGGAATTAATGATCATCTAACTTTTGAGGCAGACGGGGTAGGCTCAGAGGACTTAATATTTTACGATGGAATTGATGGTGTAGGGCTTTTATTTGAATCTGATTTGGTCAGTGATGATTTGATAATCACCTACGAAGGAACGTGGCCTTGTTTTCCAACTATTCAAATTACTGGACCTCTTAATGTTCCTGTTATTACAAATGAGGCAACGGGCGAAGTTATAAAATTGAATTATCATGTTCCAAGCGACGCGATAGTGACCATTTCTCTTGCTTGCGGAAATAAAACAGTAATTGATGATGATGACGTGAGCAGAATCGGATTAGTTGATGAGAACGTAAGCGATTTGGCAACTTTTCATATAGAACCCGCGCCTGGCGCAGTGGGTGGAATAAACACAATTAATGTTACTGGGTCTGGTGCAACAGATAACACACAAATTATTATCTCTTATAACACTCGTTATATAGGGATTTAGGAGTAAAATATCATGACTCAGATTTCACAATTTTGGGGCGGAAACAGTATTGGAGATGCTGCAACTTTAGCTCCCTACGATGCTGATGAATTTTCGGAAATTTTTGAGTTTCTTCTCATGTACGATAGAGAAGAAGAAGGTGTAATTCCGACATATAACACAAGCTATGACGATCATTTAGAAGTTACAAATCCTTCTGGATTAACTATTCGAGCAACTCCAGGAATAGCCCTAGTAGATGGCGTTTTGTATAAAAACACGGCTAACGAGGAAGAAGATATACCCTCTGATACAACCTGGACTCTTGTAAAACTAAAAAAGGATTGGGCAGCACAGACTGTCAGAATCGTATTTGTAGAAAACTTTGGGAGCGAGGCTAACGCGCTTGCTTCTCTTACCCAAACAGAAGATACCGTTTGGGAAATACCGCTTGCTACGGTGCAGGGGGACGGCGCAGGAGGCGTTAACGTTATTAATGACCAGCGACAATATGTAATGCGTCCTTTGAAAGAGAAAATCCTTGTGCGCCCAATGGGTGGCTCCGCTGGTGATGGTGGGGTTGAATTGCCCGATTCTGTAGACACAACTGCTCGCGGTGTTTGGTTTGTTCCTCAAAATTTTCATAGTGGATTAACCATTACTGGAATTTTCCGAGGCGATGGATCTACAGATAATATTCGTTATGAAAACATGGCAAGCTTTGCTGCCTGTGACGAATATATGGATAATAATCCTCCCGGTCAAACAAGTGGGGAAACTGTATATGCACTAGATGCTGGACAAGCCGACGATTTAGGATATGTAAATTGTGTTGGAGAAATTAATCTTTCTCCAGAACAAAATGATTTTATTTATCTTGAATTTACTAGGCATGGAACAGATGGAGCAGATATAGCCGCAGAACATATTTATTTCTGGGGTTGGCTAATTGAATACAAAGCAAGATTTTAGGCGGTGAGATATGAGTTTTAATCCTATGTTTGGAGCTGGATACGAGGCGGGTGGGCAGGAGTTAATATTAGATTCTGCCAAAGTTGGTGGTTTTCCGGAAAGAACAACTATCTCTGCTAGTAATCCTCACACTGGATCGTATAGTGTGAAGTTTGGAGACGATTCTGGATGGATAACATCAATATCTGGTACACAGGGTGAGATATACGTTGGCTTTTGGGTCGATCCAGCAACAAGTTACGATTGGGATTTAAACAAAAGCATGAAAATAGGCTTTGTTCTAAACAGCGGAAGCCGTTTTGAAGTAACCTATAATATTGATACATCCACACTGGACTTAATAGATGGTAGCGCAGAAGCAGGCACAATTATTTGGGATGAAGGAAATTACAATAACGTCCAGATACATTTTGTGGTTGGCGCAGCCGGATCTATTACTACCAAAATAAACGGAATGACAGACATTGAATATATTGGTGATACCAGATTAGGTGGGGGATCATATATAACTGGATTACGCTTTTATCACGAAGGGCCAAATAACAACCATTATGATTACGTGGACGATTTAGTCATAGGTGATGATGGGTGGCCTGGCGATATTCAATTTGAACGCCTGTTAGCTGTTGGCGACACCCCTACAGAGGATTGGGATTTGTCTGCCGGAGCTGATAGTTACGCATTGGTAGACGAAGTGCCCCCGGATGATGCGGATTATATTTATTCCGTATCTAACGGCGAACAGACGATTGTTGAGTTGGATAGTTGGGACGCAACTGAAAAAACGCCTGAATTTGTTGTAATTTGGGTAAGAGCTAAAAAAGATGTTGCTGACGCACACAAAGTAAAGCTCATTAATGACGATGGTGTAAATACAGAGGTAGGTGATGCTCAAGCTTTGCTTCCCACTTACAGCTATGTGCACGAATTGTTAATATCTGCTCCCGATGGTTTTCAATGGAACGACGCGAAAGTTGACACGTTGAATCTAGGCGTTGAGAGCGTGGTGGTGTAATCTATGGCAGAGGTTCGCAGTAGTCAAGTTGTTGGAGAAGTTGCCTTCGTACCTGATGGTGGCCCAGTAGTATCTCAAGTTATTGGAGAGGTTGCCTGGATAGCTGGTGAACCAGAAGACGAGGACATTTCTGTTGCAGCGATAGAAACAGGAATGTTAATAGGACAATATTCTGTTTGGGTAACAGATCAGGAAGGTAATAATGTTGCCATGTTTGACGCTTGGCGAAGCCTCAATATTAATAGAAACTTGAATTCTCCCGATTCTATAAAGTTAGTTCTTGACGGCGACGATCCCAGAACAAACCTTTTTGAGATTGACGGACAGGTAAGAATCTTTAGAAAAAATCCCTTTGTTGAACTTGACGATTATATTGAAACAGAAGGATTTGTTCGCGGTTGGATGCGACAGAGTTTTGAAAATAATAATAAACAATTTACTGTTTATATTAGAGGGTGGGAGGATTTTCTATCACGAAGAATTATTGCTTATAATGCAGGAACGGTTGGATCGCAAAAAGACGATGCTACTGAAACCGTGATGAAGGAATATGTTGACGAAAACCTTGGTTCTAGCGCCACTATCGCAAATGGACGATTGAGAGATGGTGTTATTTCAGACTTATCTATAGAAGTTGATGGAGGCGGTGGTCCCAATTGGAGCGGATCAAGAGCATACAGAAATATTTTAGAGGTGCTAATTGAAATATCTAATGCTACAGGAATTGATTTTAGAATAGAACGATTGACTAATACTTCTTGGGAGTTCCAAGTAGGAGAAATAGGATTGGATAGATCGGCTGTTGGCATTGATCCTACTACTGGGTTGAATGGATCTGGGAATTCCCCAGTAGTATTTAGCGAAAACATGGGAACCATAAGTGAAATAAGTTATTCTTTGCGGAGATTAGACGAGGCGAATGTTGTTTTTGCGCTTGGGCAAGGAGAAGAATCTCTTAGAACTGTTGTTGTTCAATCAAATGACGCGGCCGCAGATGATTCTCCATATAACGATAGAGAAATTTCAAGAAATGGGTCTGCGCAAGAATACGAATATGAACTGCGAAGATTTGCGGATGAATGGCTTGAGAAGCTAGGACCTAACGAAGAGTTCAAATTTGATCCGCGCCAGACAAAATCCCTGTTTTATGGAAAACATTACCAAGTCGGCGATACAGTTACTGCCAAATTTGGGGATATAGTTAGAGACAAAAGAATTATTGGGGCTGATATTACAGTTACGCACAGCGATGTAGAAGGAATCACTCTTACTTTCCAGGATATAACCCGATGAGCATTAGACAAGATAACATTGGCCAAGCTATAACAGACATAGCCAAATCAATAAGAAGACTGTCGGAACGCGTTCGCACTTTAGAGACGAATGAATATTCCTCTACTGGAGGCGGAGGGGGAATTGACCACGGTGTATTGCTAGGACTGGGCGATGACGATCATTTACAGTACGCTATGCTGAATGGCGTTAGGGCTTTTGAGAATAATGGCTTGCTTATTGAAGACATTGACGCAAGTCACAATTTGCGTATTTCTACAGGTTCTGATCTTACCGCTGACAGAGAATTATCTATAAATACCGGGGATGCCGACAGGACAATTACGTTAAGTGGGAACCCAACGCTGAATGACTGGTTTGACCAAAGCGTGAAACAAGCCAGCAGCCCTTCGTTTACCGGAATAACCGATCTTTCTACCAGCGTAACCAACGTAGCCGCTGGAACTGTTGGGCAGCGACCTGCTGGAACTGTTGGCGACATTAGATACAACAGCACAATTGGCACTTTTGAAATTTATATAGGATCTTGGGTAAACGTATTAGATAGTGGCGATTTGGGCGTTAGCGTTCAGGCTCATGATGCGGGGCTTGACGACATCGCTGCACTTGCTGTTACTAATAGCAACTTTATTGTTGGAGACGGTGCTAATTGGATAGCGGAAAGCGGGAACACTGCACGAACTTCTCTTGGGCTTGGAACTGGGGACAGCCCTACTTTCACAGGATTAACTCTCAGTTACTCCCCAACAAATATATCGGACACGAATGTTTCTTCAATTACTCTAAGTTCCACTGTAACTATATCGGACGCTTATACCAATCGTGGCTCTCGTGTGTTAGCTCATCCAGTAATAGCGGTTGGTGTCGATAACACCGGTTATATAATAGGTGGAGAATTGTCAGCTTATGGACGGGTTGATGATTTCGAAGGCGACTTAAGCAATATTATAGGAATGAGAAACCAGGCTGGATTAGCTGGTGGAACAGGCACGATAGATAATGCTTACGGCGCATGGATTCGCATGTTGCAAACAAGCGGAACTATTACAAATTCTTACGGACTTTATATTTCTGAACCCTCAACGGGGGGAACGGTAACAAATGAATGGGGTGTATATGTAGCAGACGACGCTCCCAATCACTTTGCTGGTACAGTATTTATTGCGGAATCGTCAAATGCTAAAATGACCAAAGGTTTGACTATTAAGAATGATGACACCAGCGAGGCGATTGCTCTAAAATATGCTGGGCTAACTCACGGCGTAACAGACCATGCGGAAACAGATACTTACTTTAATGTCTATCGTCTGAGTGCGGGTGACGGCGGGGCGTTTATTAGGGGATACTCTGAAGCAACTATGGGATTATTCTTAGCTGGAGTTGCCACCAATGACAACACAGTTAAAACTTCTGCTGCGGTTGCTCCGTTTGTATTCTCCGGACGCAAGAAATCGGGGACAGGGTATGGAGCTCTTGGAGCAAATGGAAACCTTTGCGTATTTAGAAATTACACGACCACGGTTGCCATTATTGATGGTGAAGGCGATACATGGTTTTTGGGTAATACGCATACTCTTGGTAACGGGACGGCCCAAGACATAAGCCTGGTTTTTGATGACGGAACAGACAGAAAAATATACTGGGATGATAGCGAGGGCAAAATAAGAACAGACCAAGGACTTGTTGTTGACAAAGCAATATCTTCCGCAACAAAAACAATAACAGCATCAGCAGATGATACAGATGTGTCAGGAGTGAATACATTATTTATCAATGCGAATGGCGGGAATATTGTTGTGGGTGGACTGACGGGCGGAGTAGAGGGACAGGTATTATACGTTTCTATAATAGACCATACTGGCGATGTAACACTAGAGCATCTTGAAGGAATTGGTGGAACACAGCAATTATATATGCACGATAGCTCAGATGAAACATTAGACAACTATGGTGGATGGACGCTAATTTGCGATGGGTCGGATTGGCACGATTGTAGTCACGCAAAGCACGTTTAGCTATAGTGTGGTACAATATGTGTAATACAAGAAAAGGAGATATTATGGCTACAAAATTGAATTTGAAGGCAAGAGAAGCTGATTCTACTGTTTCATTACCGGGAAAAGCTATTAAAGAAATCGTTGTATCTGGCGACAAAGAAGCTCTTTGGAACTCTGTAAAGAATATTGCTGAATTAGATTTTAGTGAACACGTTCACGACAAACAATGGATGGTGATGATTGCCAGATGGCAACCGCAAAAAGGCGTTTCGTTAAAAAATCAATACAGAGCAATGAAGCTTATAGATCGACTTGACGATATTGACGATTCAGAAAATGTAGAATTTGAAATAAGCGACAAGGATAAAGAATTCATTATAGATCAATTGCGAAACGACGAGTTTAAACCAAGCAATATGCCTATTCAGTTCATTAGGTTTATTTTTGACTTAGAGGATCAATTAGATCATCATATCATTTCTCCTGAAAAAGATATTGAATAATACAGTTGTGTTGTCAATGATTGCCACTACTTCTGAAACATGTTTGCAAATATGTTTTATTGGTGGTAAAATGCTTACAATAGCAAATTAATGCAAAGTAGCTTATGGGTGACATGTGTGATTCTAGAGAAAAGATAATTGAGGATCATCAAATATTGCAAGAAGTACAAGATCGTATCGATGTCAAAAAAGCAAAATCGAACGGTGATGACTTGCGAGATGATATCTTACTTTTGCGACTTGGCACAGACTCTTTTATTCATAGTGTTCAGTCAAAACAAAATTCTCAAGAAACGGTTGATCTGTTTAAAAAATTCCCCTCTCTTGTATACATGGTCGCTAACATGCCGTTGGTTATTTTGCCATTGTTTCTTGTTATAATTATTATTGTTATGCGGCTTTCAGATCCGGTTGAAATAGTTAACTTGTTGAGTTTACTAAAAATGGAGGCTACAGTTGAAACAGTAAAACAAAGTTCACTAACTGTTATATTATTTTTATCAGGTTTATCAGGCTTAGCCCTGATTGACCACAACAAAAAAAAGGAGCAAGAAAAATGAGCGAGACACTATTTTTAGTTTTCCTCTTGGCTTTCGCTATTGAGGGATTTGTGGAATATGCTTTAGGATCGTGGGTAGATGATACCCGTTTTGCCAAATACAACATCATTCTTGGCTATCTAGCCATGGTGATTGGTGTTGGGCTTTCGTTCTATTACAGTTTAGACCTTTTAGTTGCTTTATCCGAACTTATCTTTGACGCCCCTGTGGTAGAGGCTTCGCCTGTCGGATTTGCAATCACGGGCATTGTAATGGGTCGAGGATCCGAATACTTACATAAGTTTGTTTCCAGGTTTTTAGATAAAACCTAATTCTGGGAAAAATCTTTGAATTCCAAACAATGAATCTAATTCATAACACCGTAGACTTTTGTTTACGGTGTTTCCACGGGGAGGCATTGAGATGAGCAAAGAATTTCACAAAGTTGTCCTTGATGATTTTGACATTCACGTTGATGAACTATCTGGACTTGCGCAGAAATTATGCCTTGATCTTTATGGAGCAGCGGTTTCTAAAAGAACTGCCGAAGGCATTATGTCTGGTGCTAGAAAACATATTCAGAAGAAAAAAGAACTACTTCAAGCTGAGGGGGATTTAGAATTTGTAGAAGAAAAATACACTTTTGCTGAAAGTGGATCAAAAACAATTGAAAAGATTATTCAACTGTCAGGTTCAGAAATGCAGAATCCCGCTATTATCATGCGGAAAATGGGATTAGATCCTATTCAGTGGGCTTTGAAATCTTCAAAAATGTATCGCAAAGCTTATCAAACTCCTATGAAATTACACGTAGGATATGATGAGGACGGAAACAGGCTTCCTGAAAAACCACACAAAGAAACCAGCTATTCCTATAATTGCGAAATTACAGTTGAGCCTATTCAGTCTATGCTTAGAACTCAAGACATTCTAGAGGCTATTAAAGGACTAACTGCAAAAGCTCCTAAAAGAAACTACAAAAAGATTGAAACAGGAAAAATGCTGGAACTTCCAATTATGGACGATCATTGGGGTTTATACGCGTGGAAAGGCGAAACTGGTGATGCTGATTGGAACTTAGAAATCGCAGAAAGGGTACACAGAGAAGTTATTGAAAACATCATTCACAAAGCCGATAAAAAATATGATTTGGTTTATTTTCCAGTGGGGCAAGACACTTTCCATATAGATACGGTTCACAACACAACAACGGCAGGAACGCCCATGGACACTGCTGGACGGTGGCCAGAAATTTACTCAACTGCGCTGCAAGCGAAAATATGGGCCATTGAACAATTAAGGCGCCTTGGACCCGTAACAGTTTTTCATGTTCCTGGAAATCACGATGAGATGCTTTCTTATGCCGCGGTTCAATCAATTGCTCATTATTATCGCAATTGTGACGACGTTACTGTTCCCGGCACGCCTTTCCCTAATCCGCAGCCAAGAAAATATATCAGATACGGAGTAAACCATATAGGATTTAGTCACGCTAGAAAAGAAAACAAGAAAAATCTTGAAGGCATAATGCAAATAGAGGATAAAGAGAATTGGGGAAAAACAGTGTTTCACGAAATGCATCTTGGTGACCTGCACCATGAAAGAACGTGGGAAACTAACGGAATTATCTTTCGTCGCATATCGTCTATCTCTCCCTCTAGTTCGTGGGAAAGCGGCAAAGCCTATAAAGGTTCTGTTAGAAAAGCCTTAGCCTATGAATGGAATAAGGAAACGGGACTTGATAGAATTATTGTTGGAAGTGTTGTTTTATGAAATTGATACAAAAGTTTGTAATTCTGGGGGAATTTATCACCTTGAATGAATACATCGACAGGGAGCGATCTAACAAATACGCCGCCGCTTCTATTAAAGAGGAAGAAACAGAAAGAGTGCAGTGGGAAATGAAACAATACAAACCGCTGCCTCTTGTTCCTTTATTTTTTGAATTTCACTGGTATAGAAAAAATAGAAGAACCGATCCCGGAAATATCGGATTTAGCATAAAGTTCATTATGGACGGAATGGTAAAAGAGGGAATATTAGAAAACGATGGATGGAAACAAATAAAGGGGTTTTCTCATCACTTTTACGTTGACAAAGAAAACCCCAGGGTTGAATTTGTAGCAAAGGAATAGCTATTTAAACCATCCATTAATAATATCCCAAAGACTTTTGTTGGTTTCGCCTGTCCCCCCGTTGCTTGGAAGATTATCTATCTGTTTTTGTAAATCCTTAATCGCTTCATCGGCAAGGACCTGTGCTTTTAATGACTCTTTTCTGTTTTTCTCAATAACTGCCATTCTGTTATTCATTACCTGATTGTCGTCACCAAGAACCCTCACTGCCATTTCTAACTTTGCAGTATTCTCATTAATCTTTTCAATCGTTGAGTTGATTAGCCCGATAGTCTTGTTATGCTCTCTTGTGTGCATTATTTCTCGCTCTGATAGGAGATTCAAGTCGTTCTTTAGATTCTTGATAGCAAGCCCGTCTGCTATGGACTGTTCAAGCAGTTTCTCAATCTTGCCGGCGTTGGCTTCTATACGTTGAATGTGTGCGTCTATCAACCCCTCGTTTATTGACACTCTGTTCCCTAACTCCTCACAACAGTCCGCGGGAGGCGGGGGAACAGGCTCTTCTGATAAAAACTCAATATCCCTAACAGTTTTCCAAAAGCCACCAGCTCTCGTTGCAGCCCATTCCCAGAAGTTTATTCCAGGCAAGCCTTGTGCCTTTGCTTCGCCTGCGAACTCTTTTATCTCTTCATTTGTGGGCGACCATCCATGTTCTTTGAAAGCGGAACCCGTAGGTAGAATTGGTAGGTCAGTAATCTTTGCATACTGCCTCAGGCACTCTCTGAGCTGTTCAGCCGGATTGTGTGCCTGCATCCAGTACACCTGCGGCATCGCTAAGTCGTCAAGCGGGTCTAGCCAACCAAGGAACGTTTTCCAAGGGAACTTTGGATGGACTTCTGGGTAGCGATAAGATGATAATGCCCACGGTAATCCAGGTTCCAGGTTGTGCATATAAGTGTTAATAACAGCATCATTATTAACAATATCCCTTATCTCTTGTTCAGCATTAATGACAAATCCGACAACACCTGTTTCTTCAATGCGCCTGTTAGCTGTTTTTGCTTCACCTACAGGATCTTGCCCATAAATATACTGATATCCCCATGGTTCAATTCCAACGGCTTTCAATTCGTCCGCTAACGCCTTAGCCATGTCGCCATCTTCTTGCGTGAAATTATATCCAACCGTACCATCTGCAATCTTTGTTACGACATGTGTAAATCCGGCGTTAACACACATTGTAACTATATCAGCAAAGTTTCCCCCCTCGCAATTTTTAATTTTCCAAACCCAGACGCCCTTGCCCGTCAACATAACTCCTCCTAAATATGATTCCACGTTTTCCTGGTTACTATAACACCTATATTGGCTCGCACAACTAAAAACATTTTTCCCAGCAACTCTTGTGTAAACTTACCCGTTAAGTATAACCTTCTGATTTCTAACACGTCAGCCTCTTGCAGTTTAGCCCCATGATGTTTTTCTCCGGCAAGTCTGCCTTTATGCGCTCTTGCCATTTTTTGTTTGGTCGCCACTGAAACATGCCTACCCGAATTTGCTGCACCGATTTTCCTTTTCGTTTCTTCTGAAAGGATTTTTCCTCTACTCGCATCTCCTATTTTCTTTTTATGTTCTTTTGATAAGGGGATTCCTCTACTCGACACTTCCGCACATAACGCCATATTGTATCCACCACTATTGTGCGTATGTGTTTTCGCGTTGTCAAGATACCACTGCTCAGCCCCTATTATTTCTTTAGGTGTTGCGTCAGGCATATTCTTAAGAATTAGAAATACGAAATTTTCCTTGCCATGCTTATTCCAGGAATTCTGTAAGTATCTGTTGGGATGCTTGTTGTGCCATAGCATTGACTTATGATTATTCCAGCGAACCCGAAACGATTCATTTGTAGATCCAGTATAAATCTTCTGATTCACATTATTGCGGATTAAATAAACACCTTTAGAGTTCATGCCCTTATTGTAACATGGAAGCATTCTTTAGCGAGTTCATCACTTGTCCCTTTTTATCGTAACGTTTTCTTGCTCGATAACATTTTTCTTGTTAGTGTTTGCTTTTCGTTTCTATCCTTGTCTCGCTTTTGTCCTCTTTGAGATATACCGACAGTTGTATAAGTACTGCTGTAGTCTCGTTGTTTAATCGCATTAATTCTTTTATTAATTCTACCATTTTTTTCTTCTTCATTGTTTCTCTTCGTTACACTGACATTCTAGTAGATTCTTTCCGCACTCGCCACACTCAATATCTTTTAGCTTTTGCTCAAGTGTTGCGGTGTAGTTGTCAACAAGGGAATTGAGGATTTTCATAATGCCTTCAACTTGGCGGGGTTGAAGAAACAAACTGCTTCTTGTTAACTGGTATTCAAAATTGTCTGCTTCTTTCTGTTTCATTCATCCCTCCGGATCTTCCACGTACCTGATATGATACACCAATATAACACTTTCGCCCCTCGCCCCTTCGCCCACATCAGCGCTTGCGTTTCCGACATTGTAGACAAAGGTGATGTGTATGAAAATTTAGGCAGTTTCTTCAATTTAATTATCTTCACGACTCTCCTTGTGTATTCGGAACAGAAGAAACAACAGTAGCAATATCTTCCATTTCGTATTGCTTTTGCAAGTCAAGATATTCTTTTCGATCTATTTCAATCCAGCCCGATTCCTCTACCCAGTGTGTTGACAAAGAACTTTTTTTCCTGACTTCCATTATTAATGGGGGATCGGAAACTTCTGCCTTAAAATATTTTTTACTCATTGAATCCTCACTTGGCTACCCGTTGCGGTTTTCTCAACAAGAATTTGCACAGGGAAAGCCTGCATTACTTCTTGAATATGCGAGATGACTAACACCGTGCTATATTCTTCTTGAACTATATTAATGGCCTCTATGAGTCGATCTCTGCCGTTGGCGTCTTGGGACCCAAACCCCTCATCTATGACTAAGGTTCTTAATTTAGCACCTGCTCTATTGGCCAGCACGTGTGATAACGCCATTCTAATCGCAAAATTAATTCGGAAGGACTCGCCCCCTGAAAACATTTCGTAGTCACGAATTCCAAACTGATCCTGAATCTCGATATCAAGAGTTTCTTTGAGATCTTCCCTAGAACTATCTGCATATCCTTTTTGTGTGACAAAATGGACTTGCATTGTTCCACCTGAAAGTTTAGTAAGTAACTGATTCGCTTTATCCTCGATCTGAGGCAATGCCATCTCAACCAACAAAGCCGGAACTCCCTTCTTTGAAAATGCTTCTTGCAGTACGCAATACCTTTGATGCAATTCTGTGTTCGCTTTTTCTTTTTCCTTGATCTCTTTTAATCGCGTCTTTTGAATTTCAATATTCTGTAACTTTGCTTCTACCTGCCCTTCTCGCTTCACCTGTCGATCGTAATCTTCTCGTGCCACTTGCAGCACGCCTTCAAACGATTCAAGAGCAGACAAATCATAATCTTCAGTATATTTGTCTTTACTCAATTCCAAGTCAGTTGATGCTTCAGATTGTGCCTCAATAGCAGTGTCCAAGTCTTTTTCCAAGCCTTTGATTTGGACAACAAGGGATTGACTGGTTTTTTCTGCCCCTTCCAGTAATCCGTGGGATCTGGACGCGTTATGCAGTGTAGCTAATTCTTGTCTTAATTCAAGCTCTTTTGCTGGATCATAATCAATATCATTCAATTCCTGCTGGACATTTTCAACTTCACCTCGATCAAATCCTTTGTTCTTTTCTTGATATTGATAAATCATCTGTTGAGAAGTAGTGATCCTTTCCGCATAACTTGCCACTACGCTTAGTTCCCGCTGAATAGAAGCACTAGCGTCTATACTGTTATCTTGCTCTTCTTTAAGTTGCTGAATTTTCGGTTCTAGTCGCTCTTGTTCAGTTCTCAATTTGTTTATTAGTTCTGCTGGATTCTTGAGTTTCTGTTCACACAATGGACAAACTTCATGCCCTTCAAGTCCCTTGATCTGTGTGTGTAATTCAACATGCCTGGCTTTTAGATTATCTGATTCAACTTTCCATTTAATTTGATTCTCTTTGATTTCGTCGAGCGCAATTTCATACTTGTCAGCTTCCAGCGCCTTCTCTTTCCATTGTTTTATGCTTTCTTCAAGTCCGGGAATGCCTGCTAAGTCTTTGTCAATAGATTCCTGTACCTGCACCAACAAGGCAATCTTGTTATTCAATTTGTTCCATTCCGTTGATGATGCTTGCAGCCCTAATTGCAGCTCTGTAACCTCTTGATGGCGTTCGTAGTCTACAATAATCTGGTCCCGTTTGGTTAACAATTCCTGATTTTCCGCCTGTTGATTATCCAGCAGTGTTTTCCGGCTTATCAGGTCAGTGACTTGGCTTGCTACTTTTTCAAACTTCGCTTTCAGTTCCTGTAAGTTATTTTCCCATAACTGATATTTGTCAAACACCTTCTGTTCTTGATCTAAAGAAGTCTGAGCCGTTGTCTGATTAAATAAGGCAACTTTTACGTCCTGCTTTACCTGCTTTAATTCTTCCTGAAATTCCCCCTCACCCCGAATATCCTCTTCCAGTATTTGCATACTGCCTCTGGATTGCTCCATCTTCTGCTCAATCTCTTTAATCTTTGAAGCAGCCTTTAATCGGTAATCCTCCCAAGCACCTAATCCTAAAATATCAAACAGTACCTTCTTTCTTTGACCAGAAGAAGCAGAAACAAATTGATCGGATTGTCCTTGCAGGAAGAATACGGCATTGGTAAAAGTGTCGTAATCAACCTTAAGAATATTTTCTATTTTATTTTGGGTGTCCCTAGTTGTGCGCTCTGTTAAATCCAGCTCTGGCGTTTTGAGGGTTAATCGGGCAGCCTTGCCTCTCTGGTTAGACCGTTGGATTATATAATTCTCGCCAGCGTATTCAAAAGACAGCGTGACGATTGCCGTGTCTGATTGCAGATTAATCAAACTTTCATTTGATTGTCTTGCCTTTCCAAAAATTACCCACGTGACAGCTTCGAGAATAGACGATTTGCCACTGCCGTTTTCTCCGGAAATGCAGGCCAATTCAAAACTGGTGAAATCAATCTCCACTTTTTCCTGATATGACAAAAATCCCTCAAGCGATAGATTTTGTATTTTCATAGTTAAGCTCCTTCCAGAACCGTTTTGCTTAATTCCAGTAGCTCGTCAATTTCTTCTTCTTTGGTCCCCTTTTCTTCAAAGTACATTTTCAATAGTTCTTTAGGTGAGTAAGAAGCTATGTCCTCTTCTAAATCTAATCGTGTTCTCCCCTCCCTGATAGGACTTTGTACTATTTGAACCGAAAAAGCGTCCGGAAACATTGCTTCAATCTGTTGGTTATTAATTAGTCCGGCCCAGTTTTCGGGATATTGTAATTTAATCCGGATCATTACCCCAGGCGCATCTTTGCCATCGTCTACCTCATCAGTTGCCTGGTAAATCTCTGTATAAAAATCTTCTTTGTCTTGTAGATTTACAGTTACGTCAATCATTGGCCGGGTGTCTAATTTATGGAACCCCCAATCACAGCTGTCTTTATTTACTTCTGCGATAATGAAACCTTTGTCTTCCTCTGCCTCTCCCCAGTCAACATGTTCAACTGACCCTGGATAAATAACGGGGGGGCTTTCGCTTAAGTTCTGGTACTTATGAATGTGGCCAAGGGCACAATAGTCGAATCCACTTTCAGTTAATAATTTCAAAGGGATCATTAAATCATCGCCCAAAGTCACCATTTGTCCAGTACTGTACTGCGCGTTAGTTGTAGAGCAATGTCCCAAAAACAAATTGGCCGTTTCCGGGTCCATCTTTTCAATCAATTCTTCCAGCTGTTGAATTACTTCCCCCATGATTAATTTTGACTTATGAACCCAACAAAGGCTGACAATATCAAATGCCTCTGTTTTTATCAGCTCGATTTTATCAACAACGTGAATGTATTTCGTCTTGAATGTTTTAAATTCAGTCAGTGCATGGGCCTTCATGTTGGCACCGGCATCATGGTTCCCAACCAGAAGATAAGTTGGAATTTGCGCATCTTCAAGGCGCAATATCCTTTCCGCCCAGGCTGTTTGATATTGTATTTTAGGGTGTCTATCCTTGAAAGCATCCCCAGAAAAGAGAAACAGGTCAACCTTTTCGTTGATTGCTGTATCAATAATGGTATCCATGGATTTCAGGAAGTCCATTACTCGGATTGGCAATCCCGTGTCCGGATCCCATTTTCCGCTCTGTACAGCATCTATGTGGAAATCGGCAGTATGTAAAATCTTCATGGTAATTCTCCCTTGTTTGATCTTATTCGATCCACAGCTGCGCATACGTCTAATCTTTTTTCTGTTTCTTCGTGCAAAATAAAATTATTCTTGTTTTCGCGATAATATTTTTCCCATGTTCCGCCAAACTTTCTTGCCATTCCTTTCCAGTCGCATATCATTTGCTTTATATACTTCTCTGGCATTGGCAGAGGAATTATCTCGTTTTTTCGATTTATGCTTACCCAATAATTCCAATGATGTTTGTTTCTTTTTTGATGCAAATTCCAACCAGATAAGAAATCAATATCATTCTCGTCCGACGTTTTATAATTGTTGCTTCTGTTTTTTTTGTGAAAGAACCGCGAATAAGGGATAAATTCCGACAACAAAAACTTACTCAAATCGTGAGTGATCGCATGTAAAAACAAGCCAGATTTACAACACTCAATACCTACATGCCATTTATGCAATACTATATACTTGAAATATTCCCAATATTTACCCATCATCCCTCCTATATCGTATTTAAATAGCCCAAAAAATCCGCAATATCTTGCAAGCAAGAAATATTAAAGACCATATTATCTATTGTGTAAAAGCAATATTGTTTCCACGGTTTATAGAAATAAACAAATCCCAAGATATCATCGCTTTTCTTGTTCTTGCAATACCAGCCAGTTTTAGTTTCTTCGCTTTGCTCAAACCGAATATATTTATACTTCTGCCCTGGTTTCATTTGTCCTCCAGCCTGTCAATGTCTTTCTCTCTCGGAGGGCATCGTGGCAAGGATGCGTTCAAGCACAACCAAAGCCCAATCCGTGTCTTTCGAGTAATTCATCTCTTTGCGGAAATTAGCAAGCATCTTCTCTTTACAATCCATTTTTACCATCCTTTGCAGACCATAAATCCCTAAATTCGCCCAAAAAGGTATTTTCCGCCTGTCCGGGCTGCCATGCCGGAAGTTCTACATTAAACGGTATTACTCCGTCTTTCTGCACTTCCCATTCCAGTCCTTCAATCTCAATCTTTCCCATCAATTGTTGTCTTTCCGTTTCTAGCATACGAATATCTGCCTCACGCACAACATCACTCATTTTGCCAATGGGTAAACCATAAGCTGTACGAATTACGTCATCAAGTTGTCTTTCGTATTCCCTATACCCTGGTAAGAATTTTTTCATTGGTCCCGCAATATCGTTAAGATACGCTTCTGAAGCATCGTGCAGTAAAGCCTCCAATTTATATTCTTCAGGAACCATCCTGCTCATCATAACGCTGTGTTCTGCAACTGAGTAAAACACCAACGTATGACCCGTGTACCTACATAACATGGACAAGGCATGAGCTATGTCTTTGATGCTAACGTCCCGCGCTTTTGGATCTGATGGCGTAAACGAGATTCCGCTATAAGTTTGTATCCAGTTTTCAACATTCAAGTTTTTGTATTTATTCACTTCGTCTCCTAGATAATTGTGCGAGGCAGACTCGGAGGGATCCACCTCGCACGGACCAACACTAACTTTCTTTTTGGTCGAGATAATACTTTGCTGCCTCAATTCTAATTTCCGCAGTTGCTAAGTTTACATCTGTAATATCGTCTCGTTTAGCATAATCCGTAACGTTATTTACATATTCATTTAAAGCTTCTATGGAAAGATCAGAAAGAAGAATGCCATCTGCTCGTTTAATCCCTTTATACTTGTCTTCTTTTTCTACAGAATTCACCCCAGGGGCATCAATTATCGTTTCTGTGGGGTTTTCGGGGGGCGTAGGGGTTTCCCATTGTCCAGGAGGCGTAAGTTCTGGCAAAACCTCGATTTCCGATTCTGGCAAATCGTAACTTGGCTTCAGCATCTTTGCAGCGGTTGTCAATAACGGGAAGGCATTTTGTTTATCCGCTTCCATTCTTGCAGACACCCAATCAGAATTAGCGATAACGGAAACCAAAGATTTAGTAACTCTAACTTTCTTCCTATCAATCGGAGCCATTACTTTTTGATCCGATCTCATCAAGTTGAGCGGGACGCCTTTGATTACTTCATTGTTTAGTTCTTTGATTCCCCTTAGTTGCTGAGAAATATTTGTGCAATCATTCCAAGAGCCCGTAATCATCATCATGTATCCAGCTTCTTCTAGCTCAGGCACAATAACTTTCAATCTTCCAACTGGTGAATATTCAACCGGATTGTTTTTGTAATCATATCCTGCTATATTGTCTTCTGGATGCGGTTCTGGTAAACCTGTTTCTAAATTGATCCCATTTCTTACAATTATTTCCCCTGTTTTCCCATCGCAACGGAACAAAACCATTCCACTTTCTTCCGCTGGCCCATCAGACCTGGCAAGCAACCTGGATGCTGTATAGGCCTCAAGAAATGGATCCCACATTTCGGAAATTTCATTAAAGGGAAGACGGATGTTTATTGATTTTGGTTCTGCTGGATACACGCTAAAGAACTTTGCTGCTAAGTGTTCAAATCCTTTTTCAAATTCTATCTTGAAATAATCCAGATCAACAGGCTTCATTACTTGTTTATCTTTCGGATAATCTTTTGTCTTTTTGGTTGGTTGCATTTCCCCTTTTCTGATTCTCCCTATCCTGGGAAAGCCAAGACCTTTATCTGAAACTCCTTTAATTGCCATACGCTTTCTCCTTTGTAATTATTCCCATTTGGACTAAATCCCTTTTTACCTCAAACGATTGGTCAAAATCTTTTATTCTTTCTTTTTCAATAAAACTTTTAGTAACAAATCCAAAATCTTTTTGCGATCTTCGGCAAATAACTTCGGCTAACAATAAACCTTCTGTGCTTTTTTTAAATTTTCCATCTTCGCCCACTACCCAAGTCATTGTTAAGTCACCCCAACAGCGGGAACAAGCAAATCTTTTAACAGTATCTTGAGCAAGAATTTCTAACATTATCGCCATTTTGGAATTTTCACTATAAAGAACATTTTCACCATTTGTTGAAAATGCAACTATTCTTATTAATCTCCTTTGTATTACAATACTAGCATAACGCTTTTCCTTTGTCAAGTGGTTTTATGCAATACCTGAAAGATCGGCGTTTCTTTTTTTACTTTCTAGTAAAGAGAGCTGGTTATGTGTAGGATCAAAGTAAACCCAATAAGATTCGTTATCCGGTCCTAATTTTTGTTTCAGGATATTAACAAGCATTTGGCAATGACCTTCTACTTTAAGGCTGCCAAACTTCTCGCCATCTTTCCTGTATTTGCTAGGACGGACAAGAGAAATAACTTTATCAGAGGTCTGTTCTATATTGCTCGACCATTGACCGTCTTGTAACATAGGGATAGGTTTTCTTCTTTCCTCAACTTCTCTTCTAGCTTGAGCGCCTACTACTACCGGACAAGCGATTTCCAAGGCCATGTTTTTTATTGCGTCTAAATTGTCACTTATCCCGATGGTTTTTGATTCTTTTCTGTCGTAGGGAATTCTTTGTAAATAATCAAGAAAAATAATATCTATTTTATTTTTTTCATTTCCCCAATCTTCAATTGAATGAAGGGCCTCTGTAATATCATTAATGCCAATTCGTCCATATCTTTTTCTTCTTTCAATAGAATGACCAATAAACCATAAGGGAAGATTGATTCTTTCAATACTGGATCGAAGAACTTTTTTCCATTCTATATCAGATAATTCGCCACGGGACATTTGTGTAACGGATATTCCTTTTTCCGCAGCGACATGAAAAGCGTGAAGATCCTCGACATGTTGCTCCCATGTAGCAAAAACAACTATACGGTTAGTAATGTTATTATTTGCAAGCCAATGCGCTCTAGCTCTTGCCCATCGCATCATAAAACTAGATTTTCCGCTTCCGGGGCGACCGATTATTGTCATTATTTCACCATCAAGCATTGGAATAAGGTCTTTGTCTATCAAGTCGAAATAAAGAGGAATTCCATCGTCTTTTTGATCTCGGCGTTTCCCAATATAAGTACTTCCAAGTGTTCCAATTTCATTTGGCGCAAATACAATGTCTTTAGGATCCATATACTACCTTTGTAGTGTCAATGATTGCCACTTAGCTTAAATTGATTTGAAGGCCGGTAAAGCCCATACTCTCCATTCTGTTTATCGTTTTTGTTGCTGTTTCACTTAGTTGATTTAACTCAATGGGCACGTAAAGATTGCACTCATCAATAACGTCTTTTATTCTTTTACTAATCTGTATTTTGCTTTCTCCTAACTCAGACATTTTCATCTTACGTATTTTGTCACCCTTTTCGTATCTGCGAATATCGTCCAAATACATTTTTATCAAGGAAAGAAAAACATTAATAGTTAGATGCCTGGTCATGTTACACTTCTCTAATTTGCTCAATTGACTACATCCACCTATTTATAGAATACAGCGTAACTATGTGAAAGCATTGATCCATAATTAAACGCAACCAGTCAGGTGGAGGATCATCGTTATTCGGGTTCCCTTGCCTAACAAAGTCAGGCCAGCGTTTTCCAAGCCCAAGCCCATCTATAAAAAGATGCACCATCATTCCAGTAAAACCCTGTAACATATTCCAGTTTGCTAAAAGGATAACTGGCGTAGTAGCCAAGCAAGCATGTATCATAACGCCCCAGGGCTTTCTCTTTGCTCTTGCTAACCATCTGTTTTGTAACAAGAAATCGCCTATTAAATGTCCCACAAAGTAATCCATCGCTCCTCCTCAACCTTGATTTCATCATCCCTGAATATAACCTTTTTTACCTTTACTTCTTTTCTGTAAATGTTATTTTTCCTATTTTTTCACACAACTTCTCCCAGTCTTCATTCTCGCCATAATAAGTTCCTGTCTCTCCGTTTTTGTAAAGGATGTGTATTGTCGAGCCCGTAGATGACGCTATCCGTCTAATAGCATTTATGTCATCTGCGTTTATCAATACGTCAGTTCTGTGAAAAGACATCTCTATAAAATTCATTTGACAATCTCCTTATAACAATTCCGTCTGCTTCACAGACTCTATTCTTCGTTTTGCAATCTCGTAGTAATGTTCGTCTAATTCTATCCCAATAAAATCTCTGCCCACTGCTTTGCATGCCATCAAGGTGGTTCCGCTACCAGCAAATGGATCTAAGACTACTCCCCCCTAACGAGGGGAGTATCCTTTGGATGGGTTTATGAATCAATTTTAGTCTGTAGTCTTTTTCCACTATGGTATCCTTTCATTTTTCATACCTCCGTCCCATTTTTAATAAATTCTCAAGTGTCTTTTTGTCTAGCGATTTTTCAACAATCAAGTCGTCTATTTTTCCTGGAAGTTGAATTATTCTTACTCTTTCTAATCCTAGCATTGTTGAAACTTTTCCCGCGGGAGAGCCGTTGCCGTTTGCTCCAAAAGCGTCTGGATCTGGACAGAAGTAAATAGGATCATATCCAGCAAGCATGTCTAATACCCCGGATTCTGGACACATGCTAGGAAGTCCTATCACCTGCATTTTTGGATCATCAAGGGTAACATAAGTTACCATTGCTTTGATCTCTCCTTCTACCAAAAGCAAGGAATTCTTCTCGGTCATTTCTGGATCACAGATAAACGGTGCTTGTGGTGCGTTGTAATATTCTTGATGATATTTTCTTTCGTTATCTGGAACTTTCAAGAGACGATGTTTTATGTTATTTGCTTTCCATCCAATACCAAATAAAGGAATAACAAGGGTGGGTGAAGTCCACCAATTGACCCATTTCTCTTCCTCTTTTTTCCAAAGCTTATATTCCGGGTCGTATCCTAATTTCCAAAAATCAATCCAAAACTCATCGTTTATTCCTCTGGAAAACCAAAGGCGCTTTGTGGTTTTATCAAGATTGGAATGATACTCAATCCATTTCCTTTGCTTTCTAACTTCGGCAAGAGCTACTTCCCTTTGCCTAATCTCTCCCTCAATTCTTTTTTCGTGTTCCCGAAGACTATAAGCAACTTCTTCTGGAGTAGGAGGATTGTAGTCTTCTTCTTTTTCCGGAAACCATTTATAATCACATCTCCGGCACCAACCCAAGGGTCCCCCAGTTGCGTCTGATACCGGCCACATACAAAACCTATCCGGCAGCTCATTGTTTGAATGAATTGATCCACCGCAGCGGGGACAGGAACTTGAATATTCTTTTCCTCCGACTTTTTGCTGCACATAGTTTATTCTGTTTCTAAGGGGTGCAAATTCTTGTGGCAGGGTTGTTGTTTTATTCATTGTATAAAGGATTCCACCTTCCAAATCCACAATTTAGCAATCATTATTAAAGCAGGAGCAATTCTCAAATATCTTTCAAAACTGAGACCGATATATTCTTCCCTAACTTTTAACACCCAAGTTGCCCTGATAATAAAAAACGCCCATAGAAGAAATGTAATTATATAAATCATTTTACTCCTCCGCATTAAGAAGTATTGTTTCCAAAGATACTGGATAATATTTCCAGCAATCAATGCCTACATCAATCCTGTTTTTTTCTTTTTTCTCCAAGTTGCCATGAGAATGTCCGTGTAAATGGATAGAGCCGTAATACTTTTTTCTCCAAGATTCTATTGGGTAATGACAAAGAACAAAAGTTCTTTTGTTATGCTTTATCTCGCTAAGCGCTGGTAAGAGTTCTGCAAAGTGTCCGGTATTACTTGGCGCTACAAATTCTTTGCCACCTTTTATCCACCTATAATCATGTCCACCTGGAACAATTTTAATTCTACCGTTCAATCGCATAATATAAAGCACAAATTGCTCAAATCCACCAAGGGAAAAATCACCAAGATGATATACAGTATCCTTTCTGCCAATTACTGAATTCCAATTGTCAATTATGGACTGATCCATTTCCTCCACGGTAGAAAATGGACGAATACAATAATCAATAACATTTTTGTGTCCTAAGTGAGTGTCCGCGGTAAAATAAATAGCCATAAAATATTCCTAAACGTCTAACATGCGGGTAGGATCGTTGTCTTCATCTTGCGTATTCATCATGTTGTATGCGCTTGTAATACTAGAAGGTTGTGCTATGCCCTGAAAGTTTTCTTTAGCGTACTTGCACATCTTTTCAATATCGTTTGGTGTCAACTCCATGTTAACCCATACCCTGGCTTGTTTTATCCACTTGCCTTTGTTGTCTATCTTGATTTTGGGAAAATGTTTTTGGAACATCAATAGGTATAGTTGAACATCAGCAGGATAGTTAGCAAAAGCTTTGGGCTTTTTCTTTAACGAAAGTGATAGAAAATCTTCCCCTCCAGTATGTTTCTTTAAAGTACTTTCTTTTGTGTGTTCAATTTCTGGTATAGTTTTGGCTGTTTCTGGTTCAATTTCCGGTATAGTGTCGATTACCAGGGCATATTCAAATCCGTTTCTAATTTCGTATCTTCGCAGATATTTGTGTGCTACCGCCTGCTTTATTCCTTCCTGAACGGATGCTCTTGATAGTCCTGTTAGTCTCTCGAATTGTGTGTAACTTATTCTGTCTCTGCCTTTCTGCCAGCCGAATGTTTGCCTGCACGTAGCAAGGATTATCTTCAGCTCTGCCTTGCTCATGTTCTGGATTTGCTCGTCTAGCAGAACGTTTGGCACTTGTGTGTAGCTGGGTTTCTTATACGTCATTATATTTCCTTAAATAAATAAACCCCTCTTGCCTGCCGACCTGGGGCATGTCGGTCTACCAAATTGACCGCACCCCGGCCTAGGGGGTGAAACCAAATCGGCAGAAAAGAAGGGTCTATAAAATTCCTTTGATGATAAGTTACACGCATTTTGTGAAAATCCCTTAGGGTAGGCTATCCCCAATTATGTTCTTTAGTACTATTATACAGAAATATTCAGTTTTGTCAACTGGTTCCAATTCTCAACCTCCATGGTTTTGAAAACGGCATACTTTTTTCCCCAGTAATCTTGCAATATCTTCGCCCAAACAGTTTCAATCCGGAGCATTTGGCTTTGATGCAATTTGGACAAAAGACTATTGCTTTGGCTATTTCTTTGTACCCTTTTACATACGTTACAAAAAAGCTTCCTCCGCAGCAACGGCAGTAATTGTGAGATTGTCCTTCAGCTATTATCATTCAGTGTCATGTCCGAAATTAGGTTTTGTTTTTAAGGGGATTCGTTCTAGCCATTTAATCATACGGTCTTTACCGTATCGTTTGCAGTTTTTGCTAAAAGCCCAAAATCCATATGAAACAAACGCCTTGTAATATTTTTTAGGTTTGTCACTATGGCAGGGACGGCATAGTAAAATCAAGTTTTCAGGATCGTCCAACCCTTTAAAATATTTTCGAGCCCAGGCTTTAGTTATGCAAGCGTGATCGGCATCAAGGACAAGTGCAGGGCGATTACACAGTTCACACGCTCTTCCTCTTTCTTCTATTAATTTTGATTTTATGTTTTCTTTATAATTAATAATCGGTTCCCTTTATTGGTCCCGCGACGCCTTTCCAACTTTTTCCTAAGACTATTAAACTTATGGTACTTCTTTCGATATTGTATTGTTTTGCAAGATCCGACTGTGTAATATTTTGCAATTTGTACTTGTTTCTTATTTCAAGAACTTCGTGGTTTTTCAATCTTTCGTTTTTTGTAATTGGACCACCTACATGTTTCCATGCTTTTCCGTTTACTATTCTATTAATAACACTGCTATCAATGCCAAATTCTTTACCTAGGACTGTTTGCTTTTTGCCTAAAGCAAATTTGTTTCTTATTGAAATTACTTTTTCCTTAGACAATTTTGACGAATGAACTTTTCCGCCTTTACAAATAAAGGAATTGTTTACTATAGGACCTCCAGCTTCTTTCCAATATTTTCCTTGTAAAAGAAGGGAAACATATTGTTTTTTAATATTATATTTTTTAGATATTTCTTCTATTGACAAACGTTTATTATGGAATAATTCTCGAATTGTTTTTACTTGTCTTCTGGTGAGTTTCAATCCTTTTTCCCCCCTGCGATAATTCGCTTTATTTTTTGTTATAGGCCCTTTTACATGTTTCCATGTATCGTGTTTCACAACACACTTAATAGTAGAAGGATGCACATTGAATTCTATGGCAAGTTCCCGTTGGGTTATTTTACTGTTGGCATATTTTCTTCTTATTTTTAACACGTCTTTTTCTGTAAGTTTTGAACACCAGCTACTTTCCCCTTCTAAGGCACTGCCAATTCTCCTTTTTGATTCTTCGGAATGGTGGTGGTCAAAAAAAGGATTCTCCTTTCCCGGCAAATTGCCACCACTGGCTTGTTTCTTTATGTTATATTGATATTTTTTTGAATCAAGATATTCTTGCTCTTTCTCAAATCTTTCGCCAAGAGTAGACTGAGGCATTTCTAATATAACATCAAGGACAAAAACTTTTTCCCCGTATTTATTCCAAGCATTTTGCAAATATCGGTTGTCGTGGCGATTTCCATTAAGGCTATTTCTGTGTTGTTGCCATCTTCTTGGCATGTCGCAACTAGATCCTAGATATAAATGCCCATTTATTTTGTTCTTTATTTGATAAATTCCTTCCATTTTGTTTTCTCGCTTTCTGCATTGACGGAACGATTATACCAATTTGTCTAGTAAGGAAAAGGCTTTTTCTTGTTTGGAATTTCTTTGAAAGTTATCTGGATGGTATCGGGATATTGCGGATTTTGACTTATTGCAATTTCCACAATTTCAAACACTCCGCCAAACGATCCGCATTTGTCTAGCACCTTTAGGCTTATTTCTTTTTTTAAACTCAAAAGAACCAAAAGAATTTTTAGCAGCATTTTATTTCTCCTTTTGATAAGAAGCTAACCTTTTTCTAATTTTATCGCTGTAGACTTCTTGGTTGAGTTCAATCACTAAATCAGATATCCAAGATCCTTTTGGCGCGTTATGAGAAATGATCGCCAATGTAATCATGTCTGGATAATGCCTTTCAGCAGCCCATCCCTCAATTGTCTGCCGGGTTGGAGTTTCGCCCGGATAATATTTAAACATTTGGTCCAACATTTTGTCGTAAGTTAATCCTAGTTCTTTTTTCCATCGCCTAATTATATTGCCGTACATAACTAAACCTCCTTGATTTTGTCTGGCTACATTTTACATTAGGATGAATGCGCTGTCAAGTAATCTCTTGTAAAGTGCTTGACATGCTGTAATTTATCGTGTAAAATGATTGCAAGTATTTTCTCCTTCAAAAAGGGCTGGTCGGCAGGGGCTGGCCCTTGGGAGAGAGAAAACGAATAGCGAGCGGTATAGCAACTGCTAGGAACAAACCTGGATGTTCCGAAATATACTTGCGCTGTTATCCCAGGATATACAATGAGTATCCGGCTCTGCTAAGAGTTGCGCATAAATTGTGGGAAATGAAGATGGAGGAAAGCTTTTGCTTTCTGAAGCAAGATCCATCGGTTGCATCGGTGAAAATCCGGTCTCGCTAGATATAAAAAGGGGAGCACGGCCAAACACATTACGATTGTAGTGTCAACGATTGCCAAGGAGACTTAAATGATTGATAGCAAGGATCGGAAAAAGTATTTTATTATCGGTGTCTTTGTTGTCTTTTTTCTGTGTTGTTTGTGTTTTTGGATTATCCAACTTGCGTGGAATTCTTTAATGCCTATGTTCGGTTTGCCAGAGTTAGACTTTTGGCAAATGATAGATTTGTATTTTTTAGTCCAAGTGTTTTTCGTTTGGCCATTTGTAGTATTGACGAACAGGAAGAAGCGAAATAAAAAAGAGGCATTCCCGCGGGAAGAATAATCTTACCCTTTGGTAGTCCTCTTATCGTGATGAATATATGTTATCAGATTACTTTGAATTGTCAATTGCAAGTGGACAGAATAACAAGGGCGTGATGGGTTTCGATTGGGTAAGGCATCTATGGGTGAAAGAATCCCGGACGAAACAGCCTCCAACGCCTGGGTTCGATTCCCAGAACGTCCATTAAGAGACGGTAGTTCAACGGAGCAGAGCATATCCCTTCTAAGGATAAGATTGCAGGTTCAAATCCTGCCCGTCTCTCATTTTACAAACATTTAAAAAAGGAGAAATGAAAATGTTTCAGTCTGTAACTATAGTGGGTTTCCTCGGTCGCCCGCCAGAAATGCGCTACCTTCCAAGTGGACAAGCGGTGACTAATATCTCTGTCGCAACTAGTCGTAAGTATACCGATTCTAATGAGCAGAAAGTTGATGAGACCACCTGGTTCAAAGTGTCTATATGGGGCGCCCAGGCGGAAGCTGTAAATCAGTACCTTAAGCAAGGCAGCAAAGTTTTGGTTATAGGCCGATTGCGTCCAGATCCAGAAACCGGAGGGCCCAATATTTGGACCCGTAATGATGGAACACCTGGAGCGAGTTTTGAAATCACAGCCAGCCAGGTAGTGTTTTTGTCTTCAAAGTCAGAAGATAGTGGAAGTGATCTGGTATTAGATAAGGATGAAGGCAGTATCCCGTTCTAACAATAAAGACGAATGTTGAAGAATTTTATCCCGCCGCTATAAACACCAGCGGGATTTTCTTAACTTTTTCCACAGCAATAATGTTTTTTGGTATAATATCTTTTTGTGGAAATAAAAGACTATTTTAAAGAGAGGGAGATATGCTTGCAGTAGAACAAGAACGTAAAACTTATGTAGTGCCAGAAGATGTTTTGACAATAGAAGATGAAGCATTATTAATGGGGGTTAGAGACAGTATACGAGACAACTATTTTTTAGTAGGCCGAATAGCAAACAAGTATATTGAGATGACCTCAAGAGGCGGGCTGCCAGTTACCTTCCGAGACATTTATCACCAAGTTGGGAGAATTGTTGGGAAGGCTGATAGGACCATTAGATATTACGCTGAAGTAGAAAATTTTTATACAAGAGAGGATCAACTAGAATACGATATATTGCCGTTCAACTTCTTTGATTACGCCAGGGCTTATGCTAACTGGCGCGAGATATTGGATTACGCAATGGAATATCCCAGTTATTCACTAGGAGCAATCAAAAGAAAATTTGGCATAGATGGAATTGAGAACGGGACAGAAAATGAGCAAGAAATTCATAAAGGTTCTCGACAATTAGCCATTTATTCTCTTGCGAATTTGATTTCTGAGTTTTGCGATCATTTGATGGATCTTGCAGAAGAAAGCGAAGATGCGTTTGTAGTTGAGGATATTGATAAAATCAATCAATCTCTTCGCGGCTTATTGGCAAAACTGGTTGACAACTTTAGCGAAAGAGGCTAGAATATATTTAGTGGGAAGCCCATCCCCGCTATTGCTCCCCGTGGTGTGCGCTGGTCTAGTCTCCGGATTAGCGCACATTATTTTTTTTAATCTTTTTTAAAGTTTACGGAATTGGTCTTGCAGATGCGTATGGAAAAACCAACAACCAGATTGTTAAAACAATAAGCAAAGCAATTGTTAGGCGATTTTCAATATCCACGGGTCCCCTCCTTTGTAATTAGCGGGTCAGCTTCGTCCATAATCATAACAACTCCTTTTCTAAATATCGTTCAGATTATAGCATATTTTTGTTTTTCACGGCGATATGTTAATGTCTGTTTTTTCCTGTGGGTTTTTCAATGCTTCCAGCTCTTTGAGCAAAAGTTCATTGGCAAAGGTTTCCTGAACGAGCTGCTCTTTCAGTCTTTCGTTTTCTGCTACTAGGCTTCCTATATCCTCTAGCATCCTGCCCGATGACTCAAGGCAGTACTGATTCTGCTCTTCAATCACTTTGATGCGGACTTCGAGTTTGCCAACTAGCTCAATATAAGCATCTTCCATATCAGACATTTCTTGCTCATATTTGTTTTCTATATCTTGCAGGTTCATTGTTCACTCCTTAGCCAGTCAGGAAAAAGCTTTGGCTTCAATCCTTCTCCTTGGCAATCCAAAACATATCTTTCGTATTCATCCCACTTACGCAGGGCAATCTCGTTAGCGTATTTTTCAAAGTCTGGACGCATAGTCATTCCGTTGTAATGTGCTTGTGATATTATTCGCTCAAACTCATCTTTCCCGTCAAGGGAGCTCGGTTTTACCGGCAGTCCACAAAAACACGCTTCTCCTGGGGCTAGTGGGGAGTTGGGGCAATAAAATTGTACCTCCGTATACTTAGCAATCTTGTCTAACGCTATGGATACAGTGAGCATGTTGTCCTGCAAGCGTGTATTTTCAGCCTCAAGTGTATCTATTGTATCCCGTAACTTAATGTTCTCTGTAATTTTGTCGTGTGTTACGTGTTCAATAGTTGCAAGTTGCTCTTTAAGTTCTATGACAAGAAGCTCACTTATCGTCATTGATGGATGCGGTTTCATCGTTCCTCCTTGTCTAGCCTGTCGATAAGCAAGCAAGCTGGCATCATATGAGCATTTTCTTCATTGTCTTTGCTTATAAACTCCTCAATCACTCGTTTGGTAATCTCTTCGTCTGTTTCCGGCTTCCACTCAGTTTTTACCAACGTATCTAAAAAGTCTGGAAATATTACAAATTGTTTTCTGTGGTTATCGTATTCTTTTGTTACCGCCCAAACCATATTAGCTTCTTGTTCTGTAATGCCGTCCACCGCCAATCTTGGCCCTTCTTCACTAACAAGGGAAAGAGAATCAAGATAATTCTTGAACCATGAATTTCTGTGCCAGCCGTCTATCGTTATAAATGACAAATACCTTTGAAAAGCTCTATATAGTACTGCTCTCGCTTTTTGACTAATGAAGGCTTTGTCATTCTCGCTTATTTCTTTTTCCCAATATTCTTCCCATTTCATCGTTCACTCCTTTGGTCTAGCCACTCTAGCCTCTCATTACCCCTTGAGCATAAGTGAAAACATTCCTTCTTGCCTCTACTATTTATTATTTCCACAAATACCCAATATTTAGGAAGTCGCTCTTTTTGAAGCAGTTCATGGTTCGCTATCATTCCGCATCCGTCACAAGTAAATATCTCTCTGTGCGCAATACTCATTTATCCTCCTGGTAAAGCGATCCCGCAACCCATCCACCAAAAGCAGGGAGAAAGAAGGCAAGAAACACATTCAATATATCTATTGTCCATCCGTCAAAATACAAGATGGCTGTTCCCGTTATGACGCCAATGTAAAAGGTTAATAAAATTAAAGCAAGCATGTATCTTTTCATTTGTTCTCCTTGTTTATTTTTTCCATGAAATCAAGTATCCCCGCATGAATGCCACACATTACGTCCTTGCAAATTTCTCCATCTTTTTCAATGTACCAACGCATCCCCTGTTCTTCAAGCTCTTGGCAATCATCGCTAAGTTCTTCTATCGTTTCACCCCATGCTTTTGGGGCATAAAATATACCGCAATTGTAACTAGCCATTAGTTTGTAAGTCACTGTATTCTCCTTACGTAGCGTATTTTGTTCTGTCTTGCTTTTTTTAATATCGCAAACCGAGAACGTCCTAACAAACTGGGTGACTTAGTGCCGTAATAGGGATACTCTTCTTCAAGCGCTTTGTATTCCCACAATTCCCATTCAAGCCCGTTCCTTTCGGGAATGTGTTTCTTTCTAGGTACGTAATTAATGCTGTGTTTTCCCGCTTGAGCAATGATTGCTAAAGGACTGTGATGCGACAAGGGTGGGATCCTGCACCCGTAATCAGGATATTTATTTTTTAGTATGTTTATCTCGTTCGTTGTCCAGTTCATAAGTCTCCTGTTTCTCAAGTAACTTTGGCAGCCAAGCAGGCGCATATCTTCTCGGCTCAGCCAATTTCCCGATAATAATAATCTTTTGTTCTTTTGCCAACGATGCCAACATATTTACGATTGTTGATCCGTGGGGAATATTAAACTCTGTTGAGATTTCTCTTGTCGTTGGCGGTCTGTAATTTTCTAAGAAATAACTCGATATAAATTCTGCGACTTTATCATAATCGTGTTTCCGATAATCAGAACAGGTCCGAGATTTGTGACTTGGGAATTGGCTCAATATCAGACATACAGCAGAAGGAGAAAGACCGCGACTAGCAGCAATGTCAGCCATGGAAAGATTGGAGTTGTGATAGGTATCGAATATTTCTTGATTTCTTTCTTCTTTAGATTTATTCATCAAAATCTCCAAAAAGTTGCTGGACAGGAATGGGATTATTTTCGCAGTCGCACGATTTCATAACAAATGTCTTTCCATCCGTTAAAACGATAGGCTTTAATCCGCATCTGCCACAAGCGGGCAAATTGCTTTCTTGTTTGTAATCCTCGCTGGTGTTATTTAGAAAAGTGTGCATGAGATTTAATAAGCTTTCATCCTCTACGTGTTTTAACAATTCGCCCACGACTTGCCGGCCCAAAGCAATCATTGAATTTGCGCGCAGTATATCTTCCTGGTTAGGAGACAAGGGTGATCCATGCCTTAGCCAGGTTTGATAATGTTTTTGGCACAATCCTCTAGCGTAATGTTTGTGATCGCAAAACCATAACTTGCATTTCTTTTTCATAATCGTTTTTCCTTTCTTGCTTGTTGTTTCTTTTCCAAATAAACCATAAAGTAATTGCAAGCACACTGCTTGGAATCTTTGCCAAAAGTTGTTCCCAGTCTTATTTGTCTTTCGTGACAAGACAGAGTGTGTCCGTTAATAAATTCTTGTTTCCCGATTTTTTTATAAACGTTTTTGTCAGCCACTGGTTTCTCCTTTTCTAAGCATTTGCAAACTAGCCCTTGATTACACCTAGTGGGGTTAATTTTACTTTTATCTTTACTAAATCCTTCTGGTTTTCCATTACTTCGTCAATGTCTTTATAAGCACCAGGAGCTTCGTCAAGATCGCCAGCATTTCTCAAGCCGTGAATAATTCCTTTCATTTTCCCTTGCTCTTGTTCAAGGTTTAATTCTCGTTTGGCTTGCTTTCTTCCCATTTTGCGACCTGCACCATGAGAACAAGACATAAAACTTTCTGGATTTCCTAATCCTTCAACAATATAACTACTTGTTCCCATTGAGCCGGGGATTATTCCCTCAAGTCCTACCGTTGCCTTCGTTGCCCCTTTGCGATGAATCAGTACATTGTTTTTGTAGTGATGCTCAAAGGCTGCATAGTTGTGATGAATATTTACGGTATGCGCATCTTCTGCCCCCGTTATCTTGTTAATAATCGCCAATGATTTACTCATCATTAGTGACCGGCTTGCTTCTGCAAAACGGAGACAATAATTCATAGCTTCGTAATATTCTTTTCCTTCAGGTGTTTCCATTGGAAGAAAAGACAAGTCCTTGTTTGGAATATCTGACAGCCATCGCTCACATAACTTCTTTGCTTTATCGTGATATTCTTTTGCTGTTTTGAAACCAAAGTTTCTTGATCCAGAATGAATCATTAACCAAATATGCCCATCATCACCCTTCTGAATCTCAATGAAGTGATTGCCTCCCCCCAATGTGCCAAGCTGTTTCTTTGCTGATTGTAGTTCCTGTTGGATTATCTGAATATCAGGAGCATAATCAAATCCATCCCAGTCTTGCGGTTCTTTATTGTGATTAAATCCTACTGGAATAGATGTCCTAATTTGCCCCATAATTTCTTTTATAGTTTCTGTGTCAATTTCATTTAGAGACAATTTAGACGCTATCATTCCGCACCCAATGTCCACGCCAACAGCGTTAGGTACTATTACTCCCTGCGTTGCCATTACTCCGCCAATAGGCATGCCATATCCCTGATGACTGTCTGGCATTATAGCAATCCACTTCCAAGCAAAAGAAAGGTTTGCCAAATCCTTTGCCTGATTTAATGCCCCCTCTTCTATATCATCAAGCCATAACTTAATCGGTAGCCGTTCTGTTGAAATTACTTTATTCATTGGCTTTCTCCTTTTATTTTGGAACGTCTACGTTTTTCCAGTATAGTACTTTAACAGGTAGCGGGAACCCTGGTTCCGAACACCAGCTTGCGCCATTCCAAAGCACTCCATATATTTTATCTTTCCCATCTTGATCTCCGCGGAATGAATAAAAATCGGCATATACCAAGTCAACTACAGTGTTGACTTCTGGAAGTTCGTCTTTTACATCTATCCAGCTTTTCTCTTTCTTTGTTATATATCCAAAAAACCAACCAGTCATAAACATGACAAGCAATGCGATTATTGTACCTGCGGTCATTTGTCACTCCTTCGGTCTAGCCAGTCTTTTATCTTTTTGAGATGTGCCATACATGCACCCAATTCCCAAACATCATAATTCTTCGGGTCGCCTGTTTCTTTCCATCACTGTTCTATCGTCCGGATGGTAATCTTTTCGTCGGTTTCTGGTTTGTCAAACTCGACATGATTACATTTATTACAAATCATTGCACTTTGTAGCCGTCCCCATCTAACGGCATTAGTTCTTGACATTCTACCGTTGCACATTGGGCAACCGTTCTCACCAACAAAGGAATTGAGGATTTCTTCAAGAGCGTGGAAGTCAATAAAGTTTTGTCCGATCTCGTTGCCGTACAGGTGTTTCTTGCAATCCTTAAGTATCGCATCTGCTGTCTCTTGTTTCATTTGTCCTCCACTTTGTTAAAAATTCCAAATTCCATCAAAAACTCAATATGACTTTTCAAGCTCGTTGCTTCAAATTGAATATCTTTATCCCAATCAACAAGTTTATTATCAGCGAATCTCAGAAAGCAATTCAAACATATTTCATCATCGCGGTATTTTTCGGGAATTGCTTGCTCCCAAATATCCGTTGGCACACAAAAACCAATAGGCATTTCATTGTGACACAGGGAGCATCTTGAACGTGTTGGTATCTTATTCATTTGTCCTCCTGGTTTACTGTTACCTTGATATTGCCCATAACTGGATGAACCTGTCCGGCGATTGTGACCTTCCTGTCATTCATTCTCTCAAGCTGTTCAGCAATCTTGTTCACGCTTCTTGTTAGTATACGGATACTGGCATCCACTGATTTACCGGCAGTGTAGGTTTCTTCAGCAATAGCAATCAGGGCGTGGGCGATAACTTGGTCTTGTATATTGTCGGGAATCCCGAAGCCTACCATCCTGCCAGCCTTGTTTTTTGCTTTTTCCAAGTGGTTCATTTGTCACTCCTTATGAAGTAAAATATATAGTAAACGCAACAAATCCAGTTGCTATCGCGAAGAAGAACGGTAGCAGCCTATATAGTATGAAACTAAGCACATTCTTTGTGCTCATAAATGTAGCAAAGAACAATAAAAAGATACAGGACATACAATTTATCCACATAATCACGTTCAGGTTTACATTCATTTGTCACTCCTTTTGATGAGCGTCTAAAATTTCAGATAACCTTTCTTCAAATAGGTTTTCGTAAAACCAATATGGGTCGGCATGTTCCATCATTTCGTTTACTAGCGCATTGATCCATTCTTTTAATTCGTCCATTTATCACTCCTTGATTTGTTAATTATTTTCAAAAATTTACCAGTAAATCGAATTATTGGCAAATCTACAGTCAGCTATGACTCGATTTGTTCCTTGTACCATTCGGGAAAGCCTCTAGTTAATCCCTTGATAATTTTCTTTGATTCTTTTTTGTATAGCATTTCCTTAATGTCCTCCCCGTGTTCCCGTTTAATGTCAATGTTCAACTCTTTCATTAGTTTGCCAATATCTTTTGGCTCGTGTTCAAGTTCTCCAGCTTCTGCTAAATGTTGTACCGCTTTCTGCCAAATCGCTTCACGGTTAAAATGCCCGACAATATATTCAATGGTGCCGGGATTTCTTTGTTTCCAATCTTTGCCGTGTTTCTCTTGAAAATCAGGATTTACGTACTTTGCCATCATTACTTTATCTCTAATATACTTGTCATAATTTTTGATGACAACTCCCTCAATTAATATACCGCCAAGAATAGAAGGTATTTGCAAAAGATTTTCTAACAAGTCAATCGTTACGCTTTTGCCTTCCCCTTCCCATAAGACGGGAGCACAATCACAACCAATTGTTTGCGCCTCGAATTGCACGTTTGTGGGGGAAAGATAATTTGTGTTTCCTGTATCAATGTCAAAAAGCACTATATAACCCGCGGGGGTGCGGTGATAATGAAGTGTATTGTGCTTTGGTTTTGATAAAAATTCTCCCCTATATGTCCAATCCTCTTTTAGATATTTCTGAACAGATTTTAAGTGATCGACCGCAAGCTGAAAAATACCTGGGCTGTCTAGATCCAATTGCTGATTACGGGACCGAATAGATAACTCTCCGCTATATACTCCGAAAGAAATTTGGGACCCGTCAATTTTTTCGTGAATGACAACATTACCATCCAGCACATCTTGTACCAATCTGTGCCCAAACACTTTAGGACTTGAATAAGAACGAATGTTCATTTAATTTCCTTTTACGTAATCCTAAAAGTTATATAGCTTTTAGTTTGGTCAACTATTTGTCTATATCTGGCAGAGACCATCCATTCGCCTTCGTGTTCAAAAGCATCTGCTGCTTTGTGTAATGCCCCCCACTCTCCCTCATTGAGTGATTTTGTACTAAGCCCTTCGATTTCTGTTTCAACTTGCCGAAACCATGTATATAAGATTAGGCGTCTCATACTGTCCGATCCGGCTAGTTTGTTTAGGTGTCCAATCAGGGCACCCTTTGCTCCTCGCGAAAGAGGATCCCCGTCCCATTTTGCCGCATCTCTTCGCAACCTGGTTTTTATTCTTTCAATTGTTTCTATATTTGTCATTTTACATAATCCTTATGAATTTAAAAATAGGATAGAAGAAAATCGCTAAAAAAAACAGAGCTAGGGGTAAGATACAGATTAGGCTAACAAGTATTTCTATCATATAAGTCTCCTTTACTTTTTCCAAGTATACCACAAATTAGATAATACACAAGACATAACATCAAATATTTAGGGGTATCCTCCCAATGGTGGTTGCAAATATTACATTTGTATTGTCAACGATTGCCTCTAACGTTGCGGGTGATTTTTAGGGGTATCGGAAAAATCGCGTTATTTCTAGGGGTATCGGTATTGAGGGGTTCCGTTAAAGGTTGCTGGACACTTTTCGGGAATGGCAAAACGTTGCGACCAAGATCCCTGATTTTAAGTTTTGCGCATGAATACCATCTCATGTTTTTTGTCATAGTTCACCCTTTTTTCCCAGGCGCGTTAAATCGGTCCTTGCCTCTGACGAGGACCAAGTTAGATCGATTTGTAAAGAAGGTCAATCCAATCCATAGCGGCTTGGGTTGAAAGTTCCTTCGTCGCTGGTAGGCCTTCGGTTATTGCTTTATCGTAGGTGTCGAATAAGGTATCCCCGTTTTTGTTCTTGACCTTCGATCTCCAGCAGTCACCTTCAACAGGGGTTGTGACAACAAGGAATTTTTTGTAAGGTTTCTGGTTGTGCATAATTACCTCCAATATAATTTGAACAAATTTTTACAGGGTATCGGTTTTTTTAGTGAAGATTATTTTTTACTGCTGCACCTCCTAGAAGTGCTTAAAGGTTGCTGGACTTTTCTACATCTTCTTGTGTCCAACTGCCTACGTATTGAGTAAGTGTAAACAGTGGTGGTGTATCTGGTACCTCTTGCGTGTCATACTCATTGCCGTTTTTGTCGGTTGCTCGGAACCACCAACCGGCCCGGTCCTTGTATTTAAACCCATGCCATACATCACCATTCTTAAATCTACCATCTGGTGTCATTTGTTTTGTCTCCATTTGATAACCTCCTGGTATGTAAAGTTAATGGTTACTTTTTTACAAGGGCACGCCTGAATTGACGGCCCAGCAGGTCGTAAGCTTTCCTCACTTGTTCTATCTGCCCTATGGTTAGCAGCTCTTCGTTAACGTAACCAATGCTTCCATCCTGATACAGGGCCGGGTATTGACTGCACCCTTTGCTATCGGTAACTTTGACGTATAGGTGAGTTCCTGAATATAATATATCTACATTTTCACTGATGCGTATTTCCTGACTTTCCATCTGACAACCTCCTGGTGATATGATTAATGCGGTACGCATAGGGTAAACGGACCGCAGTTATGATAACTATAATATGGATCTGAAAGACATAAACTAACTATCCCAGGTTTACACCAACTGAATGGATAGATGGATAACAATAAGCCTTTCCATAATTTGACTGTAAAATAATAATCACTCATTTGATAACCTTTACCCGTGTATAATCCCCACGGGCAGGGAATGGACTAATTGACAGGATGATCTTATTCTTTTTCGGTATCCGTGTGGGTTGGCAAGTGCATCGGCATAATAATGGCCATAGCATCCGATCCGGGACAGGTTACCTTAACTGGTCTATTTGCAGCAGTAAACGATAATACAACCGCTTTATTGCCGGGCATGGTTTTTAAATCAGCTAATAACTTTTTATCAATCGCGATTTTAAACACTGGCTCATCTGTGGGGATAATTATCTTGTAATCAGGGAATGTACCAGGGACCTCTTCAATTTCCTGGATCTGCGGCTTGACCGTAATAGTACTAACCGGTTTAATAACCTTATCGTCATAATCATATAAGGCGGCCGGAGTCTCAATACTGTGTATTCTAAATCCATCGCATCCAATAGTTTTTTTGCTATCAATAAATAACCCATTGAGTATAGGCCGTGCCTGATCCTTGCTAGCTGCTATCTGACACCATTTGACCTCTTTACACTCTTCTTTAGATTCTAATTTGAAAGTATTCATCGTATAATCTCCTTTAGAATATTTTTATTTATTTATATTACGATAGAATCATATACTAACTTAGGCACGCCTATGCCTCGTTCGTCAAACCAGAGGGTATAATAAGTGACAGGGTTCTTAAGTTCCCTATACTCCAATTGGATCCGCTTACTGGTATGGGTTTTTACATAAGCGGATTTATTAGTCAATCCAGCACTCTCTATATGATCCTGGAGGGTTGATACTGATCCGTTGCTCCAGCGGTATTGTTTATTCAGCTGCTTTCTTAATCTACCCTTGTTTAAATCAGAAAATTCAGCGGTGTCATATATAACCATAATAGTCTCCTCCGCGTGTAACATGCGCGGCCCGTATATAAGACTCAATTCACCATCCGTATATTTTAGGCTTATCTGCCGTGATAGTGAAAATAAAGCCTTGACCATCCTCTTTAACCGTAAAGGGATAACTGCCGCTATATCCCCAGTAGTCTCTTAACTTTTCACACTCAGCCCTATCACATAACTTCCCTTTGCGACACTCTTCAAATTCAGCTTTGAGAGTATTTATTTTAGGTCCAGACTCTATCATGTAAACCTCCGATTATTTATAATGATTATTGGATCTGCCTTAGTCCTCTTCCTCCTCCCTCAGCTCTTCCAGGATATCATCTAATTCACCGTGAAGGTGATTGCTAACAGCCTCATATATGTTGGCTGCAATGATATTAACGGCTGTAGGTTCACCGTCAAAGGCCGGGCCAAGTTCCGGAACCTCAGTCGCTAAGTCAAGATTGTTAGCGCCATATTGGGCAAGGTCATAATAGTAAACCGGAACGCTTCCATCTGCTACTTCTGCAATGTAGTCGTATGGGTCCTGAGTATCAAGCAAATCATACTCAGTTTTGAGGGTATCTCTAGCTTCTTCTAACAAATCACACATTCTATAGTTGGTGTTCATTTTATTACCTCCGATATTCTAATAATCAATCTTTAGATTTAATACCAGCTATCGATCTCACGCATTGCAGCCGATACGGCATAATTCGGGTGATGATAATTACCAATCAATGACAACTTCAAGGTTGGTGATTTCAGCGCCATTGAGTGCTCCTTCAACAACTTTTTCAAGGAGCGCATCAAGCCAAAGATTCTCGATCTTTTCTGAGAGTATGCCGAGTTCAACATCTGTTAAGGGGTCGATTGTACTTAGCCGTATTTTGTACTCCGCCATCAACATGTTATGCCTCCTGTATTATGATTTATTGTTTTCCTGAATCTTTAGCTTCAAAAACTCAGCATGTCTAGTAACCTTCTCAGCGTCTTTATCTTTTCCACTCTCAATATATAACTCAGCTATCCGTTCCACTACCTTATGGGTAGCTTTCAGCCTCCGATCCTCTACTACATGTGACATTGCCAATTTACTCATTTATTCAGTCTCCAATACTACACTAACAGAATATTTAATCTTCGGCATTCCTGCATAGCCTTTTTTTCACTGTCATACGTATTGATTGTTTCACCCGTAAAGTTAGTTCGAATGCCAGTGTGAGGGTTGATATCTCCGCGTCCATCACTGTGTAATGTAGTAAGGGATAAGACATATTGCTCGTTTTCTTTATATACTCCGTAAAATTGCTTATTCATCATTTGCCTCCTATCTAATCTTGATTATGCCTTCATTATACAAAATTCAGATAGTAATAACACATAACAAATGTCACATTTTTATATGACTTTCCTCACCCATTATATTAACCCTATTAATACCCTGTAATACTCGATCTGATAACCCGCGTCCTGGATTGTTTCAGGGAACCCAGCTGTATACCCTCCCATTAGTAACATTGCCAGGCGTCTGAGTTTACAGGCTATCTGTAATTGCTGCAATTCTATTATTTGCTTGATCTTGGATATTTGACGGGCTAGATATTCCCTCATATTGATATATTCCCTTATCTTGATTATTTGTTCAGGTGTCATTTGCTTAGTCTCCTTGTAACGGGCTTGTTTATATGTGTTTGCTTGAATTATTTTTCAAGCCGTGCTATATAGTCAAGTAAGATTAAATTTATATGGCTATTGACCCCTCGTCCTCGCGCTCTTTTTTTTGTTCTACTTTTTCAATCCCGGCCGGGGGGGGCGCCGGGCTTGGTACTAGAACGTTTGTTCTAATAAACCGGGCAGTAGAACGCTTGTTCTGCCTATGGTTGCGATAAATGTAATTATCACAAGCATTAATTTTCACAATGTCCTTTAGAATCGCCTATTGTTGCGATAATGTTATACTTCGTTGGACGGATTGTAACCATTTGACACTGATTCAAGGGTATTTGCGATAATATTTGTAATAGTGCTGCAATAATCCCGGATCTGCCTGGATAGTGTCGTTTATCAAGTATTACCCGTGCCTGCCCTGGTCGACCGCGACCGATCATAATAATAGACTTGCCTTGATCTTGATTTGTAGCACTCATGTTATCCCCTGCCCTACGCTAGACTGGCCCTGGTCAATCCTACCAACCAGATGACTAATAACCCAACTAATAGATAGGCTCCCAGCTGTGCGCTCTCTAGGCTTGGGACCTGTAATCTAGGGGCTAGCTCAGGTAGTGATAGTGCTGCGATAAACTCGTATATCTGACCCATTGTAACCTCCGATCTAGTCTGTTCTACCTGTAATGTATCATACAATTGTATTATGTCAAGCGGTTAGTAAGGGCAAATTCTAACAGATTTGTTAGGTGATACGCGGCTGATCCCAGCCTCCAGGGAGCTGATACCGGCCGGCTGCCCCCGTTTCGTGTAGGAAAATTTTTAGTATGTAACATCGCCTCCCATAAATTTTCCAAAATTCGTCAAAATTCACTCTTGCATTATGGTTATTTTGTAGTACAATGAAGTCAGAACATGGAAAGGAGACCAATGAAAGAAAGCGTTTTATCAGAACTTCTCAGGATTGAGCATGAGTTTGACGTTAAGGTACTTTATGCTTGCGAGGCAGGAAGTAGAGCCTGGGGATTTCCTTCCATTGATAGTGATTTAGATGTTAGATTTCTTTACATAAATAGACCTGAGTGGTATTTGTCGATTGTTCAAGAACGAGACGTGATAGAAATGCCAATTTGTCATAACCTGGATATAAATTGGTGGGATTGATGAAAGTTATGACTGATTTAGTGAACGCTAACGCTTTACACATTCCGCTCAAAGACAAGTCGGTTCAAATGTGTGTAACCAGCCCTCCTTATTGGGGGCTTCGTGATTATGGAATTGACAATCAAATTGGACTTGAGCAAACGCCGGAAGAATATGTCGAGAACATGGTTGCCGTCTTTCGTGAAGTGTGGCGGGTTCTTAGGGATGATGGCACTCTGTGGTTGAACTTAGGGGATAGTTATGGCGGTGGACACGGTGGTAACAAAACCAATTCCGTAAAACAAAGAAGCAATCAGGGAACGCAAACAGCCCCTCGTCACGGGAATATGCCAAAGCAACTAATGGGCATACCCTGGAGAGTAGCGTTTGCATTACAGGCTGACGGCTGGTGTTTAAGAAATGAAATAATATGGCAAAAAGCGAACCCTATGCCGGAAAGCGTGAAGGATAGATGCACGAAAGCACATGAGCAAATTTTTATACTTTGCAAGTCATCTTGGGTTGGAGATATGCCTCCCAGGAGATACAAGAAAAGCAATGCGGAATGGCTTGCCCTTTTGATTGAAACCGAGGGCAACGTAGCAATCAGAAGGTATATGCACAACAGAACAACTCCCCAACATGCTCCACAAGTTGCAGTAGCCAATTCTGACATCACTATTTTGGAATATGCAAGAAACATTACAGGAATGGGGCATATTCTGGAACGAGAAGGGACAAACAAGCCAGTATATTATCTTCAATGGACAACAAAAGAGGCGGCCTTGGTTCTTTGGGAGTGCTTGCCGTATATGTTTGGAAAGAGGAAGCAGGCGGAATGTGCTATATGGCTTTCTCTAAGAAGAAGTAACAAAAACAAAGGCAAGAGAAGCGACATTTTTTACAAGAAAGGCAGACATTATTACTTAACAGACAAAGAAATAAAACTACGAGATGGAATTTGGCAAGCGGTAAAAGACTTAAACCAGAGCCGCCCAGCTGATCTTAGTTGGCTTACACCAATAAAAGAAGGGCGATGGAAGCCAAATAAATATTATTATGACATGGATGCAATAAGAGAACCACATGCTCTAGCTTCATTGCCGAGGGCTTTGCGTGGATTGAGCGAAGATAACAAATGGAATAAAGTGGCACCCGGGTCCACAGCGCATACAATGAGCAAACCCAGAAAGAACAGAAGAAAAGAATGGGAACAAGAACACGGCGGGGGAGGTTCAGGATTTGATGGACATAGTGGTTATCGTGATGAAAATGGAAGATTGTTAATTAATCCAGCGGGCAGAAACAAACGCACCGTCTGGACAATCACAACAAAATCGTACAAGGGGGCACACTTCGCCACGTTTCCGCCCGAACTTCCTGAAATTTGCATCAAGGCCGGAAGCGCAGAAGGGGATATTATATTAGATCCATTCGTAGGATCAGGAACAACTTGCGTGGTAGCTAGAGATTTAGGCCGTCATTCAGTTGGATTAGATTTAAGTTTTGATTATCTTATGAACAATGCCAAGAAACGGCTAGGGTTGACACAAATGGAAGAATGGATAAACGGGGGCAAAGAAGTAGAAACAAAGATGGACGGCTTACCAATGTTTGGTGACTTGCCGTCCACAAAACATCATAAGAATATGCAAAGAAAAGATCCACATAGTTTTCACAAGGCGAGGCTAACGAAATGAAAATTATGGAGATTGAATGAGTTTTGAAAAAGCGAATAGCGTCAGTAACTTATAAGGAGAAGCCATGGAGATTAAATATATTCATTTTAGAGTACCTAGTTTTGTTGGAGTAAATTTACCCAAGAATGGAAAGGTGAAACATGCAGACACTTTTCGCTACAGCCGGAGCAGCCCACATTATTTTAAACCTTACGAAAGAGGGGGCGCAACGGTTTGTGGCATATACAGGGACGATGGAGTTCTTTTAGGAAAAGGATTAGCGATCTGTTCAATGTCTGATAACTTTTGCTACAAAACCGGAAGGGATCTTGCATTTAGTCGGGCTGTAGGATGCTGAGAATGAAGCAAATTAGATTTATAGAATTATTTGCTGGCGTGGGAGGATTTAGATATGGGTTGGAAAATGTTACAGCTTCCAAGGGGAAACAATCACTAGCAATCAGCATGGGAACACAACAATTTACTTGTGTTTACGCAAATGAGTGGGATAAGTACGCAGCGCAAATCTACAGGAGACACTATGGAGAAATCGACACCAGAGATATTAGAGATGTTTCCGAGTTCCCGGATTTCGATTTACTCACGGCTGGATTCCCTTGTCAAGCGTTTAGCGTTGCGGGAAAGCGACTTGGATTCGAGGACACACGAGGGACACTCTTTTTTGAAATCGCTAGGATTCTCAAGTCGAAAAGACCCAGACATCTTTTGCTTGAAAACGTTAAAGGTTTGCTTAGTCACGAACAGGGAAAAACTTTCAATACAATACTTGGGATTCTCACCGACCTGGGGTATAGAGTTGAATGGATGGTACTTAACAGCAAGCACTTCGGAGTTCCCCAGAACAGGGAACGGGTGTTCATTATCGGACATTCTCGAAACGAATGTACCGGACAAGTATTTCCTGTCATCGGAAATGGCGGAGAAAATTCTATCGGAGTGCTCAGAGCTACTTATTACAAAGGATGGCAAACAAGGGGGCCAATGTTAAAGGAAATCACGCCACCAGGAACAATGCAGGGGTACAGAGTGTATGGCACGGAAGGAATAAGCCAAACATTAGCAAGTGAAGCAGGGGGCATGGGTGCAAAGACAGGGCTGTATGCTATTAAAAAGAACGACGGCAAAATTATACAAACAAAAGATGAAGCATTGAACTTAGATAAAAATTACCACAAAGGACTTGATAATCATGGGCAAAGGACTGGTGTATTGTGTGCTATGAGGGGACGAGAGCATGGGCAACAATTAGAACCCAGGGGTGACGAAACAAACAGTCTAACGTCAGTTGCCAAAGATAACCTTTGGATTGAAAATGCACGAATCCGCAGACTAACTCCTACAGAGTGTGCTAGATTGCAAGGATTTCTGGACAAATGGGCAGAGTTTGGAATGTTGGAAGACGGAACGATTGTAAAGATATCAGACTCGCAGCAATATAAATGTTATGGTAATGCAATTACGACGAACGTTGTTCAAGCCATTGGCGAAGGATTACTAAAACACATAGAGGAACAAAGATGACTAACGTTGAGACTCAATGGATAGGTGAACTGAATATCTCGTATTCAGATTTCATAAAGATGGATATAGAAGAATTCACCAAGTTGTTTCCGCTATCGTATTCAGGCGTGGCAATCGCGTCGCCGCTTGTTATAAGAAGATCACGCTGTTTCAACTTAGCTAGTGGCCAAGATATAGACAATCTAATTATAGAAGGATTGCATGAAGTAACATCTGTAGTAATGCGATATTTGAAATCTAACAACTTGCCGTTGCATGTATTGTTGAGTTTTGAAAAGAAATCACAACTTTGGAATTGGTATATAGAATGTACGGCGTACAAGGAGCACAAATGAAAATTAGAGATACTGACTTTTACATTGCTTTTGACCATTTTGCACTAGGTTTTTATTGGAACATTGAATATTATAAAGATCATGGTGAACTGCATTTTGCTTTGTTATGCTTTCATTATTATATTTGGTGGAGGAAAGATGAAACAACGCAAAGGGTTTAGTGATTTTCTTTTTCTGGTGATGGTATCTGGAGTTGTTATATGGCTGTTGCATCAAATGATGGAAGCGCAAGGATGCACATGGTTTGATGCAAGGACGGCTAGGATCACCTGGGCTTGTATAATGGGAATCTTGTTTATTTTGAGATAAAGGAGAATGGATGAATAATTTTTTACCAGATAACGCGACTTGTGTATATTGTGGGGAAAGGTTCAGGCAAGCGCCGCACATATTAAATAGGTATAAAAGAGAAGGTAAACCGATTCATTGCAGCAGAAGTTGTGGACTAAAAGCGCATTACAAAAAGAAGAGATTGAAAGAGCGGACTGCAATCTTATTAAAGGAGCGTGAGACATGCTAACAATACAAGAGGCTACACTTATCATCTGTATTAGTTCATTTTTGTTCTTCTGGTTTGGTTTCTTTGTAGCTGCTTTGCTTGCGGCGGCTGGAAGGGGAGATAGCCAATAAGCAACACATTGCTTATTGGGACCAAAAAAGGTAACTAACAAGCAATATATTTCTTTTTAAAAGCTGTTGCTAAGTGTTGTCATCATTATCAAGGGAGAGTGAGAGATGAAATTGTATCTAATAAGAATAAAGAAAATCTATACAGATTATAGTTTCTACGTTGTAGCGGAAACGTACGCGGATGCGGAAATTATTGCAAAGAATAGACCATCAGATTGGGCGTCTGGGAAAGTAACGTCTATTGAATTGATTGATCGGTCAGTATTGATAAAAAGGAAGGACAATGAGCGCAAAAACTGATGAAGAGATATTAGAAATTATTAGAAAACAAGAAGAGCAAGGGCGCATTACGTTTAAGACTTTTAAAGGTTGTGTGTCGGCGCCGTTGGTTGATTTTGTGAAACAACCAAGCGATGGCATGTTATACGATTTGAATAGGGACAAACTTACCACGTTGACTATCATGTCTGAACTCCGCTGGATAAATGATTATGCCGTTGCTGTAGTAATTAATTACCTTAAATCACTCGAATACGAAGAGGGAATCACTAGGCGAATACTGCAATCTTTATACAGCAGTTGGGAATCTGAATTTGAAATCGACTTGAATTTTGGCGAATGGCTTATTTATGGTTGGGAATTAGAGAAAAAGGAATAATTATGACTTGCATTGTGGGAATAGCAAAAGACGGGAAGGTTTATATGGGGGGTGATTCGTTTGTGTCTTACGATTCGAGACACCAGGTGTCTTCAAAGAAAAAAGTATTTAAAACAGGACAGTTTTTGATTGGCTATACAGGCAGCACAAGAATGGGGGATTTGTTAAGATTTGAATTAGACGTGGATCGCTTTGATATCAGTGTAGAGAGCAGGCTGGAATACATGGTAAAAGTATTTATTCCAGCAATAAGAAAGTTATTTCAGGATGGAGGATATAGCAAGATTGTAAATAACGAAGAAGTGGGTGGACAGTTCTTGGTAGGATTTAAAGGGGAATTGTTTGAGATTGATACAGATTTTCAAGTTGAAAGATATCTTAAAGATTATTCAGCAGTGGGAAGTGGATCACCTTATGCCTTTGGAGTGTTGTTTACTTTAGCTAGAAATGAATATGATCCCGTAGAAGTGATATATCAGGCTCTAGAAGCGGCAGGAGAATTTGACAATTTTGTCGGGGCGCCTTATTATGTATTGCAAGAATGAATTTACTCAATTACGAATGTGGCCGTAGCATAATCGGTAGTGCGCCGCGCTGTGATCGCGGACAAGTGAAGGTTCGATCCCTTCCGGTCACTTTACCGCCAGTGTAGTTACGGGGGAATTAACCCCCCATACCGTCGCAGAACGTAAAATCGTCACCAAAGCGCTAAAAGTGTCGAGTTGCAACACTTTACAAGCACAGAATGTAACGATATATGTTACAAACGGTGATTGGGATAAGATTATATACGATAGCGTTAGACGCAATAGAACGCAATACGAAACGCAATAATTTTGATTGTACTAAACAGGATGGGGAAATCAGGTTTACTAGGGAGGATAGGCAAGATATTACCATGAAATCTCGGAGCGAGACTCCCATTTTTCATGGTATTTACTTCATTATAAAATCAATTTTTTTGTAGATCCTAGGACATTTAGCGTCTTTCCCCGTCTTTTCACAAAAACTTTTAAGAACTTTGGGCTGCTTTCCCAAAGGAAACTCTCTTTCCAGCGTTTTCTCGCAATGGGGACATTTGTAAACATAAATAGCCATTATTATCAACTTTCCCTTGAGTTATTATTAACTTAAACAGGTATTATTATCAACTTTCTAAAAAGGCAACTATTTCTATTTTGGAAACTCTCTTACCATCAAATCTTCTGGAATTGCTTCTCGCTTTGACTTTGTGTTTCCTGACATTTGTTTCATAAAGAACGGCACTCCACATGTCCGACATTGATCTCTGATTGATCTTGCCCAATCCGGATGCATGTGTCTGTTGCCTGCTCCACTTTCGCCACCCGATATACACCACGAAATTCCTACCATCGATCCCCCCGTGCTATCTTGGATACTGCTTGAAACGTGATTCCGTAATCCGGTGCTATTGTTCTTAATAACTCCTTTTTCTTGTTGCGCCTTCGGCGTATTTCCATTACCTCTTGCTCGGTCAATTTTGCCATAGAGTTCTTTACCCCCCTCTGGTTCGCACAATGACCTACTTTGAGAATTCTCGCCGCATGTTGTGCGTTCTGTGCTGGAGTTACTATCTCTAAATTTATTAATCGATTGTCTGCCTTTTTTCCGTTTTTGTGATTCATCACCAATCCGTCCGGGATCTTTCCCTGAAAATGCAACCATACTAGACGGTGAGCTAAAGCATTGTGGCGTTTCCCCTCTATCATTGCTCTGACTTGTAGGTAACCACTTGGAAGACAATGTTCTGCCCGAACCTTCTTGCATTTGTTTGTTCGGACGCATTGATTCCAACGATCCCATCCTCTTTTCCCTGTTCTCCATACGCGACCCTGGTCGTCTACTTCCATCTCGCCTCGAAGAACCGCTATGTAAACTTTCTCTTCTGCCTTTTTTATATTTGTCATTGATTGGATTATAGCACAAATACTGACGAATATCAATCCGCTCCAACAATGGCTCGCAGCTTGCAAAATAGATAGTTGCTGGAATTTCCAACAATAGCGGAATTCTCAAGTCAGCCATTTCCTGATTCTCTGCTGTCACGCCTAACCAAACATTAGAATATTCTTCTCCCCAATCTTCCGGCAAGCATTGTTTTATTCTCTCAGGGCGTTTGGTCAAAATCTGGAATATCAGATGTGGGCATTTTTTAATTATTTCCCAAGCTTCGCCCCTCCATTCATCAGCTTCCTCAATAAAGAAATCGCTCCAAGAACAAACAAAAACTTTTGCCGGTTCTTTCCAATGCAATGGCTTATTGAATGTGGGAGGTTTTGATCGAACAACAACAGACGGATCTTGCCCGTATCTCTTTTTATCCCGGTACATATAACAATTTTGGCACCCGGCAGAAACCTTTTTGCACCCTTGCCATGGATTCCAAGTTGATGTGGTCCAGCTTATATTCGTGTGTTTTCCCATTTGCATATCTTCCTAAATCATAAATTTAAAAAACGTCCCAGGCTCGGAGGGACCCAGGGCGTATCGGATAAATTATACACCATCTCCTCCGTTTATGGGATCAAGAACTTTTTCTGTCATCAAGTTTATGTTTTCTTTCTTGTACTATTTCTCTTTTGAAAATCTCATATTGATTCGCAAGGTCTATATCTCTTGAATGATCGCGATTTGGGACCAAATGGCTTTTGTCAAACTTCTCCATCAATCTTCTAACTTTGCCATGAGATTGCGCCTTTGCTACACTTAGAATATCAATGAGATGTTTTTCAATTATTTGATGATAATAATTGTCAAATCGGAAAGCATGAACTTCGAAAGGAGAAGCAAAAAATTTTATATCGGGTTGATTGTTTTCTCCATAGCGGAATATTATGTCCATGTAGTTTTTGGTGTAATAGACATCACCTAGAAGAACAATAGTTTTATCGTTCCATAATTCTTTTGTAGAAAGAATTGTTTCGCATGTAAAACTTCTATTCTCTGGAACAAAAGTTTTTACACCAATATTTTGAACAGCTATAATAATTTCTTCATTATGGGTAGCGACGTATATATCAAAACAATTCCTTTCCTGGCATTGCCTAATCATGCGAGTGAGAAAATTCTCACCATCACAAATGGGAAGTAATTGCTTTATAGTGCCCTCAAATCTGCGACACTCCCCGGCGGCAAGAATAATAACTGTTTTATTCATGATAATATAATCGCGATTATTATAATTATGATTATACTAATCCATGGAATACATCCGCAGCAACAAAGACAACATCCTTCGTCGTTATTCATTTCCCTTTTCCAGTTCGTCGACTTTTTCATTTACTAGATCGTCAACTACTTCAATCATAGATGGATTATCAATTTCCGGATACTCGCCCTTAATCATTGGAAGCAGCACATATTTTAATTTGTCGCGAGTTGATTCGTACATTCTAAAGGTTGCATATTTTTTATTCTCTGTCATAGTTACTCCTGTTGGGTTAGCCGGTCATCAATTTCTTTTATCATAGCTTGACAGTACTCTTCTCCACTGTCTACACTGAAACTAACACACACTCCCCCCAAGGGTTTCCACCCCATCTCAATGAACTCTTTAACCACCTGCTCTAACATTCTGGGGTTTTCCTCTGTTATTATTTCGTATTTCATCATTCCTCCTTGTCTAGCCAAACCGATCTGCTAAAAACATAATCAGTGCGGCTATCACAAACAATATGATTAGCCCCGCAATATATTCATCACTCATCATTCACTATCCTTTAGTATACCCCTTCTATTCCCTCGTCAATCTCAAATCTTTTTTCTAAACCACACCTTGAGCAACGTCCGTGATAATTGATTTGAAACCTACCCTTCCGTATCCCTATTTCATAGTCTTCTCTGAAAGTAGGCACTAACGGAGTCAATTTAATCAATGCTAAATATTCTTGTTCTGACATGTTGCCATAGGCTTTATTTCTTTCCTCGTCTCTCGTCTTTTTGCATCGGGGGCAACTAGTCCAGTTATCTGCGCTCATCATTCACTCCTGTTGGTTTAGCCAATCAAGAACATATTTGAAATGCCAATACTTTTTACTTCGTCTATTTTCTTCCGCTCCTTTCTCAATCACTCGCTTGGTAATCTCTTCATCGGTTTCTTTTTTGAACCGCATTGCTTTCTTTGAACCAAGTTGTTCTCTCACAAACGGGAGTACCGTATCGTCATAGAACTTATGAGGTTCTTCGTTATCAAACATGGCCAGTATTCTTCTTTCAATCTCGTCAGCCAGGTTGCCATACTCTCCCACACTAGCAAGGCAATTATCTATTTCCGCAAACCTATCTGATATTTCATCCATAATTCCATAAACAAGCCTGTGATTTAAGTATCTTTCTATAATATCTTTTATTGCTTCTTTTTTCTCTGCCTGTTCTCTACTTAGTTTTGTTTCATCCACCACTCACCCTCCTTTATCTCACTTTGTAATGATTGTATCACATTAAACGTTCTTGTCAACGAACCATTTGTAGTATGAGAACATTTGTGCTAAAATTAGGGCTAGGAGGTTTTTTATGGCAAAGAATAAACGAACCGATATGGAGATACTTCAGGATAAAGCCTTGATTTCGGAATTGTTATTAATTGGAAAAGGCTCTACTGAAATCTCTTTGACTATTAATAGGCAAAGAGCATACAATCTTTCAGAAAGTCAGATAAGATACGATATCAATAAAATCAATGAAGAATGGATTACTACTTATTTGGATAATTACGACCAGAGTAAGTCAAAAGAACTTGCCAAAATTGATAAACTGGAACAAGAATATTGGGAAGCTTGGGCAAGGTCCCGTCGTGGGAAGAAGAAGGTACTTAAGACAACATCTTCAATGAAAGGAACCGAAAATTACGAAGGCACCCAGGATTCGGATAGTAGAAAAGAGGAAACGGAAAGAACACCTGGTGACAAAAAGTTCCTAGAAGGTATTCAGTGGTGTATTGACCAGCGTTGTAAAATTCTTGGACTTGACGCTCCGACCAAGATGGATCTTACCTGGCGTGAAAAAGCAAGGAAATACAAGATGGATCCAGACACAGTTGTTGAAAAACTTACGGAACAATTTGTAGAAGCGGCTGAAAGAGGAATTAAAGACGAAGTATGACTCAACAATGGATAGAGTTTGCGGCAGAAGAGGCTTGGGAAGAAGCGCAGAAAAGAATAAAACAAAAAAAGACCGATCAGGAATTTGAGAAATACCAAGACGACCCAGTTGCCTTTGCCGAAGATATTTATAAAGATTTTTTTACAGAAGACATGAAAGAAGTTATGGAATCTGTGAAAAACAATCCTGTCACCATTGCCAAGTCGGCGAATTCGGTTGGGAAAACTTTTTCTGCGGCAAAAATCGCACTCTGGTTTTATAGTGTTTATAAAGATAGTAAAGTTTTTCTTACCGCTGCGCCACCGTTGGACAACTTGAAAAGATTGTTATGGGGAGAAATAGTAAGCGCGATTAATAAAAAACCAGAAATATTTGAAGGCCACAAAAAAAGGTCTTTATATATTGAGCGCGATCCTCAATCTTTTATTCAGTGTTTGACCATTCCCCAGACGGGAACACAAGAAGAAAGGGAATCAAAATTCAGCGGTAAACACAGTAGCCATATGCTTTTTATCGTAGATGAAGGTGACGCTGTTCCAGACGAGGTATATACAGGAATAGAAAGCTGCATGAGTGGGGGACATGCTGGATTGCTTATAATGTTTAATCCTAGACGCAAAGCAGGAGCTGTTTATCAAAAACAAAAAAATAAAGCAGCAAACATTGTTCAAATTTCGGCCCTAGATCACCCAAACGTGATTACAGGGAAGAACTTGATCCCTGGTGCAGTAAACAGGCAAACTGTTGTAAAAAGAATCAATGAGTGGACTAGGCCGTTGAAGGCGAATGAGGATAAAGACAAGGTTGAAACATTTGACGTTCCGGAATTTCTCGTAGGTGCCACTGCCATTGCTGACGACGGAGACATTTACGATCCGCTTCCTGG